GAGCAATGAGTATGATTAAAAGAAGCAATGAAATTGCTATTCAGAAAAACGTTAAAATGATGGTTTACGGACAGGCAGGTATGGGTAAGACAACTTTCGCCCTTTCAGCACCTAAGCCTCTGTTGCTTGACTTTGATAATGGTGTCAAGCGTGTTAATACCGCACATTTGGATGATAATGTCGGTATCGTACAGGTTTCTAGTTGGCAAGATATTCTCAACTTGCTCAACTATAACAAGAAGGATTTGGAGGAGTTCGATACCATCGTTGTAGATACTATCGGAAAGATGATTGATTTCATCATCGCCTACAGATGCAATGGTCGCAACCCTCAGATACAGGATTGGGGCACCATCAATAACGACTTCAAATGGTTTACCTCATCTTTGTCACAGCTTAACAAGAACATCGTCTTTGTCGCACATCGTGACACACGCAAGGAAGGTGAAAGTACTGTGTATATCCCTGCACTTCGTGAGAAGAACTACAACAATATCGTTACCGATTTGGACTTACTTGGCTATCTCGAAATGAGAAGTGAGAATGGACAGCAAATCAGAACTATCACTTTTGACCCTACAAGTCGTAACGATGGTAAGAACACCTGTCAGCTTCCTGGTTGTATGCAGATTCCGGTTATTCTTGATGCAAACGGACAGCCAACCGCTCCTAATAACTTCATTGCTACTCAGATTCTCTCACGTTATCAGTCTATGATAGCTCAGAAAGAAGAAAAGGTCAAGGAGTACAATAAGGCTCTTGAAGAGATTAAGGAGAGTGTTCAGTTGATTACTGACGCAAGAGGGGCAAACCATTTCATCGAGCACATCAAAGATTATGCAAACTTGGGTAACTCCATCATTCTTCATGCAAGAAGTCTGTTCACAGAGAAGGTAAGTGCATTGAAGTTGGTTTACAATAAGGAGACCAAGCAATACGAGGACCCACAAGCAGCATAAGCATGGAAGTAGTCAAGTTTAAGTTCTATGCGACGCTGTTGGATGCGTATCAGAACTACCTTGATAGTGACATCATTTGGAGCAAGTATTGGGGATGGTCTGAAAATCCACCCCATACTCCAGAAGAGTTCAAGAAGATACAATTCCAATCGTTAATAGATAAGATAAATCGAGTACCATTCGATAGTGAAGCTGCTGACAAAGGCACAGCATTTAATGAGGTTATTGATTGTATGGTCCTTCATCGTAACTCGGAGAATATGGATATTCACACCATTTATCAAGAAGTAGAAGAATATCCGTATAGCAAAAGGGTTCCTGTCGGTGTAGAAGCAAAGCTGAACGGCAGAAGTTTCTGCTTCCCTATTCAGCTAGTCCGACATTATGCAGCCTACTATAAAGGAGCATTGCCACAGGTTTATATACAAGCAGTCTTACCTACCATGTATGGGAAAGTAATGCTGTATGGGTATATTGATTACCTTATGCCGTTCTGTACTCATGATCTGAAAACAACACGTCAGTATGCGGTTGGCAATTACAAGAGACACTGGCAACATAAGGTCTATCCTTATGCCCTCATGAAGAATGGTTGTGATGTTTACGACTTCGAATACAATATCTCGGAAATCGGAAAGACGTATTACAGAAATTATACAGAGAGTTATACGTTTAACCCCGAAAGAGACATTCCTCTACTCACTCAACACTGCGAGGATTTAATAAAATTCTTGCTTGATAACAGAAGTTTAATCACAGATAAGAAAATATTCAATTTGGTTTAATATGGCAGAAGAAAAGAACACCAATATCGTTGCACTCCAAGAAAAAGATGTGCAATTGGTGGTAAGCAAAGAAACTATCGGTCAGCTTACCACGAATATCAAAGAGGTTAAAGCTAGAGTTGAAAAGGCTTTGCCTATGTATGACATTAGCAACTATAGCACCGATGATATTCCAAAGTGCAAGGAAGACAAGGCTTTACTCAACAAGGCAGCTAAAGCACTTGACGATAAGCGCAAGGAGCTTGAAAAGGTTTGGAATAAACCTTTTGAGGAGTTCAAGACAACCTGTAACGATACGTGCAAGCTTATCAAGAATGCGGTATCTCTCATTGATGGCGTAATCAAAGAAGATGAAAATCGCACCAAGAAAGCTAAGAAAGAAGAGATTGAAAAGCTTGCTGAGAAATGCGGAGTGGAAACCATCGGTATCAAACTAGACCTCATCTTTGATGCGAAATGGCTCAACAAGACAACTTCAATGAAGTCTATCGAAAAAGCTATCACAGAAAAGGTTGATAACATCAAGAAAGACCTCGAAACCTTGAAGCTATTTGCAGAAGATTATGATGCACTTGCCACCCGATACAAGGAAAATCTCAATCTGCAGGAGACTATCGCATACGCAAACAAGCTGAAAGAACAGCGTGCTAGCTCAGTGTCCCCTAGTAAGAAAGAAACTGCAACACCTCCAACATCACCTCAGAAGGAAGTCGCGGAGAACAATGCAGCCGAGCAACAGGAAGAGCAGCCGAAGAATAGTAAGATGTCTTCTAATGAAGAAGATGCCATGGATGCTTTCGCTGCCGCTATGGGACAGTCGGTTGCACCTCCTACTCCAACCGAGACACGTACTTACGTTTGTACCGGTACAAAAGAGGCAATGGAATGTTTGGAACGCTTCATGCGTGACAATGGTATCACTTTTAATGTTCAGTAAAAATGGCATTTCAGATTAGTGGAATTATTCAGCATATAGGGAATACGGAGAGTATTCCCTATCAAGGCAAAGTCTTCAAAAAAAGAGAGCTTGTCTTGGATTGCTCCTATCGTAACCAGTTCACAGGGCAGATAGAGAGAACAAACTATCCAAAGTTCGAGTTTACAGGCAATCACGTTGATGATCTGAATGGCTTCAATATGGGTGATATTGTGACGGTATCATTCTCCTTGAATGGTTCACGCTCAGAGAAAGATGGGCAAGTTAGATACTTCACTAACGTTCAAGGTTATAAAATCGAGAAATATCAATCTCGTTATAATCAGCAACAAGGTGGAAATCAGACCGCACAAGAGGCTAACGGAAATCAGCCAACACCTACACAAGGGGCATGCCAAAGCGCACAACAAGCAGCTATGGAGTCTGCAAGAGCAGCATCAGCTGCTAATTTCCCTCCAGCCGTAGATGCGAACGGAAACCCTATTCAAGGTAATAATGACGACTTACCATTTTAAAGTTTAGACTATGGCACTCTATAATTTGAAGAACGTTTATGACAGAAAGAGGTTCAAGGAAGCCTGTAATCAGATGGTTCTGAAGAATGAATACGTTGAACTGAAGAAAAAGAACACTCAACGTTCTTTGGCTCAGAATAGTTACCTGCATTGTCTGTTAGGTTACTTTGCTTCTGAATTTGGTTTTACCCTCGAAGAAGTTAAGTTTGATATTTTCAAGAAGATATGCAACAGGGATATATTCGAGAGAAAGCGAATTAACAGAAGGGGACAGGAAATTACCTACATTAGAAGTAGTACTGAACTCGATAAGGCTGAAATGACAACTGCAATAGAAAGATTCAGAAATTATAGTAGTGCTCAGTGTGGGCTTTACCTTCCTGCACCTCATGAAGGTGAAATGTTATTTTTTGCTCAACAGCAGATTGAGCAATGCAAAGAATTTATGTAATTTAAAACAGAAAATATTATGTTAGCAGATTTGGATGGTCACAGACCAGAGAAGATTGAGTTTTGTTTGACCGAAGCTCAGAAAGAAATGTTCAAGGACGTGTTGGTACTTTGCGAAGGTGCAAAGAGTGCAGACGAACCTATCAAGGTTCTGCATGACAAGTTCAATGCTCTCTTCCCAGACAATGAGGTTGTTGACCGCAAGTATGATGATTTCGAGATTCACGCTATCCGTGAAGAGTACTGCATCAAGCAGGAGAATGATGTGCCAAAGCGCAAGGAAGAGTTGGAAACCGTTCTTGCTCAGATCAAGACGATGAAGAAGAATGCCGAAGAAGCATACGCATCAGCACTTCTTGAAGTCAGTGATTTGGCAGCAAGAGTTAAGAATGGTATCACGGATTTCCGCTTACCTTCTACTAAGACCGCTCGTATTGCTCTCAATGGTCATTACCTCTTCTTTGCTTGGGTGGATGATAAGTTCCAGCTTTGCAAGGTTCAGAAAATCCCAGATTGGGACAGAAGCGGCTTGTGGAGCCAGGAAGATGTCAATCAGCAGGCTATGAAGGAAGTTTTCGGCATCGAGTTCCCCGAAGTGGAAAAGCCAAAAACAAAGTCTGAGGATCAGACTGATGATAATGACCTTCCTTTCGGTGACGATGATGAGGATGGTAATGATGAAGACGAGTAATCATGTACACACTCAGACCATATCAGAAACAAGCAAGTGATGCTGCCGTCAGAGCGTTCACAGGCAAGACTAAGAAGAATGGACTTCTTATCTTGCCTACGGGCGCAGGCAAGTCGCTTGTAATCGCAGATATTGCAAGTAAGCTAGATAGTCCGCTACTCATCTTCTGCCCATCGAAGGAGATACTCGAGCAAAATTTCGCCAAGTTACAGAGCTATGGTATTTTTGATTGTGGAGTATATTCTGCTTCTGTAGGTTGTAAGGATATAAACAGAATAACCTTTGCCACCATCGGAAGCGTTATGAACCACATGAAAGACTTTCAGCACTTCAAGTATGTAATGGTTGACGAATGCCATCTTTGTAATGCTAAAGGTGGACAATACAAAACCTTCTTCGAAGCCGCGGATAGACAGGTTATCGGCTTAACAGCAACACCATATAGACTAGGAAGGGGACTTAATGGCACCTCGATGCTAAAGTTCCTTACGAGAACTAGACCAAGAATATTCGATGAGGTTCTGTACTATTGTCAGATTTCAGAATTGCTTGCAAAAGGTTATCTTGCCGATTTGAGATACTTCGATTGCACTCAGCTAGATATGTCTAATGTGCATACCAACTCTACAGGAAACGACTTTGATGAAAACTCCCTAAAGTTGGAATATGAACGAAGCGGATTCTATGATCAGCTTACTTCCACTACCCTACGAGTATTGAAGCCGAAGAACAAAATACCACGAAAAGGAGTTTTAGTCTTCACTCGATTCACGGAAGAAGCAGAAAGATTGACAGACAAACTGCAACAGAAAGGTATTAATTCTGCAATCGTTACAGGCGAGACTCCAAAGAAAGAACGTGAAGCTATCTTGGAGAAGTTCAAGTCTGGCACCATAAAGGTTGTCTCTAATGTCGGAGTTCTCACCACAGGATTTGATTATCCTGCACTTGACACGGTTATCTTGGCAAAACCAACGAAGTCTTTGAGTCTCTACTATCAGATGGTGGGACGAGCTATCAGACCTTTCAAGGATAAAGATGGATGGATAATCGACCTTGGCGGTAATTTCCGTTCCTTCGGAAAAGTCTCTGATTTAAGAATAGACCTAGAGGTGCAAGGTTCATCAAGATGGTGTATCAAGTCTCTAGGTAAACAATTGACTAACGTAAGTTTTTGAATTATGAAAATTGAAGCAAAACAGATTAATGAGTGGGTTAAAAAAGCCTACGATAATGCTGTCAAACATGGATGGCATGAAGAAGAAAAGTCTAATGCGCATTGGTTGATGATGGTCTGCACAGAAGTAGCAGAAGCCGTACAAGCTGACCGCAAAGGAAACTATATGGACGACCTTGACAAAGAAGGTCTTAAAACCGTACTTGCCAACGACCATGGTGGCAGTTTGTTCAATAAATACTACTCTGATACCATCGAGGGAAAAGTAGAAAGCGAGTTGGCAGATATTTGTATTCGTGTCTTTGATTTAATGGGTGTTTGTGGTGTTGTGGCAAAGGACGGATTTTCCACATTTGACTCTGAGGTTAAGTATGCTAAAGAGCATAGCTTTACTGAGGACGCTATGGTTGTTACTAGAATTATTGTTTCGTGCAACCTTAACTCATCTATAAGTGTAAAGGCAGAAATGTTCTGTGTCTTATATACAAGTATTCTTTCCTCCGTATTTGAATGGGCAGAAGCACTTGGAATCGACCTTGTTCAGCACATCAACTTGAAGATGCGTTATAACGAAAGCAGAGAATACCATCACGGAAATAAGCTGTATTAAAGAGTCCTATGGTTATGAATAAATACTATTTCAACCGCAAGCCAAAAGCGGCTCAAGCCGAAAAAAAAGAGGTAAAAAAGACTACTTCTAAGAGCAAACCTAACTTGGTTAAAAAGCTCGATCGGATATTCTCTCTTTATATCCGCTTGCGTGATGTTATGGCTAATGGTTATGTTCGGTGTATATCCTGCGGGCAGATAAAGAGCTTTGAAGATGTGGACTGCGGTCACTTCCATAGTCGCCGCCATATGGCAACTAGATTCAATGAAGATAACTGCCATGCCGAATGTAAATTTTGCAATCGTTTCTCTGCGGACCACCTCATAGGCTACCAACGCAACCTCATTCAAAAAATAGGGCAGCAAAGATTTGATTTGCTAAACGTGAAGGCGCATTCTACATGTCACTTCACTAATAGTGAACTAGAAGATATGATTGCTCACTATACGGCTGAGGTTAAGAAACTTAGCAGTCTCAAAGGTATCAAAGTTAATATTTGATAATATTCGCATCAATATTATTTAATCAATAAATAATTTATTATCTTTGCACCGAAGAAATTAAATCTCTGAAACGTGGAACTTTCGGATAAAAAATATTCAGACCTCAATAAGTATTGTTTGGGTTCCACCTGCGTAAGCAGCTAAACAAGAAAGTTGAGGTTTTATTGTACAACTATGGCAGATTGGATAAGACTTCCTCGCAGCATCTTTGATTGGGATTGGTTCGATAAACCCGAAATGCTTTCCCTCTTTCTATACTTGCTCAACAATGCAAAGGAGAAAGAAGTAAAGCATGATGGGATAGTCGAGCATAGAGGACAGTTTTTGACTAGTCTTGGAAAACTCAGCACTATTATTGGTGCAGGAAAACAAGTGGTTAGAACCTGTTTGTCAAAGCTAATAAAAATGCAGCTAATAGAAGTGAATACGGAAAGATTATATTCCATCATCACTATCTGCAATTATGACAACTATTTAGCTGATAAAGCTGATAAGCCTAAAAATGAGCCAAAGGAAAAAGAAAATGTTAAACCTGCAGAAGAAGCACCTAAGGAAGATAAGCCTAAGAAAACGAAAGAGGAGATTGCGGCAGCAACCGAAAAACGAAAGAAGAAATTCGGTCAAGAGTTAGTTCCTTATGTCGCGACTTATGGTAAGGATATGATCAGAAAGTTCTATGACTATTGGTCAGAGACTAATAAATCCAAAACAAGGATGAGGTGCGAGACTGAGAAAACATGGGATTTAAATCTAAGGCTACAGAATTGGGCAAGACGAAATAAAGACTTCGGAACAAAGCAATCTGGTACGGCTCTACATAATTCGGAAAACAAAGATTATAACGAAGGAGGATGGTAATTATGAATGTAGATTTCAATCAAATTATTCAAAGATTCGAGAAGGGAGAAGACTTGTTTCTCGCTGACAAGGTGAGAATAAGGATTCCTAACGCAGAACAAAGGCTTCGTGGGGGGCTAGACTATTTCGTTGATAAATACACCTGTGGGGAAGTTCCTCATGCGAAATGGCTAGAGAATAATTATCGTCCTATCGTTGATTGGATGACAGACAATAAAGGAAAGGGGCTTCTTATTACAGGTGGGTGTGGTCTCGGAAAAACTCTGATAGGTAAGCATATACTTCCTTTACTCCTTCAAGACTCTTGCAGAAAACTCGTCAATATCTTTACTGCCCAGGAGTTGAATACAAAGATTGATGAGATTCTGAAACTCCACATCATTTATATTGATGATATTGGCACAGAGGAGGTTTCGAAGGTTTATGGTAATGTACGATGTACATTCTCTGAGTTATGTGATGCAGCAGAGCAAAAGGGAAAGCTTCTCATCATTACCACCAACTTAACTGCAAACGAACTCGAAGCAAAATATGGAGAACGAACTATAGATAGATTAAAAGCCATCACTAAGTTTGTTCCTTTCACAGGTAAATCATTAAGAAAGTAGATATGGAAATTAAAGAAGACAAAGATTTCTTGTTTGCTACAAAGCAAGCTAGATTAGCAACCTTCCTTGAAAATGATGAGGAAAGAAGAATGTTTAGAAACGCCATTTACAACGCAATTAAGTGGGGTAAAAGACATTAGTATATAAACTATAAACAAAAGAGCAATGAAGATGTTACAAGACGTTACAGATTGGTTTAAGGCTGAAATTCTTGGCGACCAATCATTACAACAGGAAAGAAAGAAGCAGAAATCACAGAAAGATTTCGAGAAGCGTATTAATGAAGCAGCTCGCCATGTCTGCCTCTCAGATCGTCCTAATGATGATGGGGCTCCATATCCTGTTATCTGCATGGATGGCACCGTTATCTATAAAATCTGCGAGAATCCTCGAATCGAGAAAGGAGAAATCAGCCTTGAAGATGTAGGGGAAGTCTTGGTAAGACAACGCATTCATTATGCCGAAAACAAGCTGAATTACAGATAGTTATGCGGTTTAAAAGTTAAATAAAGTTGTTAAAAAGCGATTAAAGAAAGTAACGTTTGGTCAATCCAAAATTTCTTTGTATCTTTGCATCAGTTAATTAAACAACAAATAAGTTTAACAATTAAATGATAAGAGCAATGAAAAAGGTAAAGTACGTTATTAAGGCAACTAAGTTCAAAGATAACACATACGAAGATGTTGTTTTTGAAAACCAGCCACTCAGTCAAAAACAAGAAACATTCAGTGACGTAAAGCACATCTTAGATTTGGATTTCGAGAATGCTTTAGACGAAGGCAAGAAAATTCAGTATGACGGAGTAGAGCTTGACATCTTCAATGAAGATGGTACAATTCTCAAAGAATGGATTCAAGACGTAGCATAAAGGTAATGGGGTGACTAACCATCACTCCACAATATATAGAGCAATGAAATACGAAGAAACGTTTAAATCCGAAGTAACTTCAATTGAAGCTATGCTTTACAAAGCAAAGCAACGTAGAAAAGAATATGGTGCATTGAATGCCATCATATACATGAAAGAATGGCTTAAAGTTGTTTGCGAAGAACTGAATGATTTCACATTGACTTAACAAAAGATATGAAACATGTATGTAGTAATTGCATATCTTCCGATATATGCTATAGTGAAGGTAAGAAGCCTAATGACACTTGCCATCAATGGGAATGGAGATATACAGGTTTATGGTTTGATAATTAAAAAGTAAGGCAATGGGAAAAGAGAAAGTTACAGTAAACGATTTGAAGGTTACACTCTCGGAGCTTGGTGTAACATCTGGCTTGAAGCAGGAAAAGATTATTCAACGCCTGCAGGTCAATGGCTGCTTGATTGCAATGGTAACAGATGTATTGGATCAGCTCATCAAGGATGAACAGGGCATGTTTAGGTTGTTAAGCGTTCAGTACAAGCAAGAGCAGAAGATGCACTACACTCAGATGCAGGATGCAGCCAAAAAGTACTACTTCCATTTGAAACCCTTTAATAAGAGTTTCTTCGGTGACGAGGAAATTTGCGCCAACCTGGAGGATAACGCAAATGACATCTATGAAATCATCAAACTTCTTGCGGACCACACTAACGACCACAAGGATATGGAAGTGATTAAGAGAAACCTCAGAAAAAGAAAGTTGAACCATCATATTTTCGATTAAGATTATGTCAGTATATAAAGCAAACGTAGATTTATCAGACTTATTTCACGATATGTCTTACAATTATCAGAAAAGCTTCCTTGTTGAAGAGTTCTGTTCTTTACCTATAGAACATCAGGTAGAGGTGGTTGGCGAAATGCTAAACAATCTGAACGGACAACAGGTAGCAAAAGTTATAGAAGACGCTTTTGATAATTTGCATGAGCAAGCTCAAGAGCATGTAATCAACTATGTGAACGAATAAAGGCTATGATGTCCGACAAACAATATAAAGTTGCTCGCAAGGGTATTGTCGAGCAGCTTAAATTAGCTCAGAGACTACATTGCAAGCACATGGAACAGAAGTATAAAGAGGCTTTGGAGAAGTTAGAGAAACGCTTCTTAAAGCCGGATGCCGTGGGCTGCTTCGATTTGGGCGCAAGGGTATCAAATAGTTATTATCATCTTTAAATGGTTAGATTATGAAAATGGCAAAACATATTGTAATAGACATAGAAACATTAGGTAGAAGAAATGATGCTGCTATTACTCAAATTGGCATAGTACCAGCAGATGAAAATTTCGATGTATTAGATCGGTATCTGATACAAACAGAACCTAAAACTTGGAATACTTGTGAAAGAACATTCACTGGAGAAACTTTACTCTGGTGGATTCAGCAAAAGAACAGTCCAGAAAGTAACAAGCCTACTCATATTGTCCATAGCTACAAATTTTTAGTAGATAAGCTATATCAAATCTTTAATAGATACAATACAGAAGACACTATAGTGTGGACTAAAGGGGCAATGGACCTATTTTGCATTAAAGACATATGCGAGTATCTTAATATGGAAGTTCCCTGGAAGTTTTGGCAACCTAGAGACATCAGAACCGCAAAGGAGTTCATTAAAGAGTGGAAGACCTTTGAGAATAATAATCATAACTCTCTCGATGATGCTTTGAATCAGTTGAGAGAGTTGAAAGCTAACTTAATTGAAAGATAGATATGGAAGAAAAGATTAATGTAGTGGAAATCCTAAAGGATAAGCCAGTAAATACGAAGTTGTGGTCTCCCTTATTTGGAGATGTATATACTTCAAGCATATGCAGCGAAGATACTATAATAATAGTAAATCACCATGCTGAATCATCTTCTTTCTATAATAATGGCAAGTACTTTAATCATGCAGAAGCAGAACCTCTATTGTTCCCATCTAACGAAATGCGAGACTGGTCTAAGTTCGCATGGAAGAAAGGAGACATTCTAGTTAACAAAGATGCAGAGGTACATATTATCTTCGATGGGTTTAAAGATGATACCTACAAAACTTTCCATGGTCATTATTATCTATGGGAAGAAGAGGGTAGTATAGTGAACTTTGAAGAGAATGAAGACTACATGCAAACATCCGAGTTCTACAAAGCAAACAAAGAAGAAGCTCAGACCTACATCAACACCATCGAGGAACGTTTGGGCGGAAAGTTGAACCGTGAGAGCTTGAAGGTTGAGAAGACTCAGCCAGAGTTCAAGGATGGAGATATAGCTTTTGCCGACTATGGTAATAGACAAGATGTATTTATAGTATCAGGCATAACTGGTTTATCAGAAGGTTATAGCTCATTTATTTCTTTAGATTTAAGTAGTCTAACTTTGAGTATGGGCTACAGAACTGCTTTCTTTAAGAAAGACCTTTGTGAACTTCGCCTTGCCACAGAAGAAGAGAAAAAACAGCTCTTCTCAGCTCTCGAAAAGAAAGGTGAGGTTTGGGATAGTGAGCATAAAATGATTGTGGACTTACCTAAGAATTGTGAGTTTAAGCCATTCGATAAGGTAATATGTCGTGATAGTGATGCTGATATATGGAAAGCAAGCTTCTTTTCTCATTATGATGAGAGAGCGTATTACCCATTTTTTTGTAACAATTGTGGTTATAAATATTGTCTCCCTTATAATGATGAAACTGCAAAGTTGATTGGTACAACAAATAACGTGGAGGGCTAGGTATGAAAGAGCTTAAAGATTTGGTTGTTGGTGATGAGGTACTAGTTACAGGTATGTCTTACAGACGTATCGCCAAGGTTGATAAAGTGACAAAGACTCAAATTGTTGTTGATAACGCTAGATTTAGAAGAAATTCGGGTTGGCAATGTGGTAGCGATATGTGGAATAAGAGAAGAGTATCTGTTCCAACAGAAAAGGAAATATCAGATATTAAAGAAGAGAATCTTCGTAAGACTCTCATCTACTCTATCAGTTCTTTTGATTTCAAACGCTTATCAACAGATGAGTTAAAACAAGTGTACAAAATCGTAAAAGGCAAAGAATGAACGAGATTAAAGTAGGCGAAAGAGTAACTATTATTCTTGAAGCTGTTGAACATGACACTTGTGAAGGATGCTTCTTTAAAGGAGTGGCTAGCTATTGTGGCGCAGCTCCACTTGGTTTGAAGTGTCTTCCTAAATATCGTTCAGATAAAAAGAATGTAATCTTTAAAGAAGTAAAGGAGTAGCTATGAGTAGAAATTTAATGAGAATGGCGTTGATGATGGCTGCTACGGCAGCTTATGCACAAGATGATATTTTCGGGTGTTCAAGTCCTAGACTTGACGCACCAAGCGGCAATATTCCTTCTGATAAGCAGAAGTGTCAGCCAAAGGCGCAGCATGAGTTCATTATCAAGGGGATTAAAATTATGGCAGCATCTAAGAAGGATGCTATCAAAAAGTATAATCATCATAAAAAGTAAAGCGTATGAACAAATTAGAATATATTCCAGGAGATATAGTAAAAATTGAATATGGAAAAGCTACTGGAAAAATAGGTTTCGTAACAATTACTTTTTTAAGAAGAAAAGGTTGCTATAGTCTTGTTGTATTTATTGGTAAAGGGTTTCAAGGTTCTTCTAAAGACGATTGGATTCAAACTTATAATGATGAGGTATCTCCGATTCCTCTCACTACTGAGATTCTAGAGAAGAATGGATGGAGAACACAAAACAGATGGTACTATTACTTAGATGTAGCAGAAGGGTTTATTTCTTATATTGGGATAGACTTTAAGCATAAATCTAATAAAGGTCATCTATATGTAGAGGTTGATGGAAATAATATGGTAGAGATACAATACTGCCACGAACTCCAGCATTTTCTCTTCGGTCTAGGACTTAACTCAGAAATGGAGGTGTAGGTATGAGTGTAGCAACACAAGTAAATTACCATTGCCCTTTCTACGGAAGAAAATGTTACCAATGCGGTTATTGGAATCGTAGAGGAAATGAATGTGAGATAATAACTCATCAAGACAGAAAGATTTGATGTTTAACCTAACATTTAAAGATATGACAAAAGAAGAATTAGAAGCAAAGGTTACTAAGAAACAAAATCTTATTAATGCTATAAATGACGAGATTCTTTCTTACGTAACGGAATACATTGAGGGCTTACCATACAAGGTTGGCGATAAAGTTAGCTGCTCTAGATGTGATGTTTGTTGGATTGAGACCATCAGACCAGAACAATATAATAGTTACTATACAGGCGATATTGTAATAAGAATCAACCCAGCCAAGAAAGATGGCACTCGCTCGAATAGATTGTTTGTACTATTTGGCATGGAAATCGATAGCATCAAGAAGATTGATTAACCATCCTGCAAAGGATATAAAATAGATAGTAAGATGAAAAAGTACATTGGAACAAAAGTTGTGAATGCCACCCCAGCGTGGCGAGTTGATGGCAAAGTATATCTCAAAGATGATGCTGTGCCAAAATCCATGAATCGTGAAGACGGTTACAAGGTAGTCTATGAGGGCGGCTATGAAAGCTGGTCTCCTAAGGACGTGTTTGAGAAAGCCTATCGTGAAGTAGGCTCTGTTAACTTCGGTGGTGCTATTGACTTGCTGAAGGCTGGTCTTGCGGTAAGACGTAAGGGGTGGAATGGCAAGGGCTTGTTTATCGTGAAGCAGGTTCCTTCTCATATCACAGGTGACATCATTCCTAATATGCAGTCACTCCCTCAGTCTGCCAAGATCATCTTGATGAACCGTGAGAATCCTCACATTGACTATACTAATCAGATGCTTATCATCAATCCAGATGGAAGAGCAGATTCTTGGGTTCCTTCCGTATCCGATGTATTTGCGGAAGATTGGGAGGTTGTAACTGAGTAACTAACCGCCCTCTCCTTGACAACAGGGAGAGGGTAAAAAGAAGAGAATATGGCAGAGATTATTTACTTTGGAACAAATGGGTGTTCCGGTCATTATCCTATTGGCATTGACAAAACGCTAACAGGAGAAGAATACAATAAATGGTGCGAGTGTGATAATGATTTTTGGATAGATAATATCCGAAAGAATCCTGGTCGCCACCTCATCAAACATCACGGCGAAACCTACACCAACTACGGCGTGCCTTTCTCTGTAGATGAAGACAGAGTTGGTGACCATACCGAACTATTTTGGAAAGGCATTCATACGAAAGAAGAAATCGTCAACTTGATAAAGAATAATCAGTTTTTGGCAAGGCAATTCAAAATGGATGAGGCAATTAAAAAAGTGGCAACAGTTTGTGGTGTCAGGTACAAAGATATTAAATCTGCGATAAACATGACACAAGCATTCGCAGGTGGTAAAAAGAAGAGAATATGAATGCAGATAAAATAACATTAGCTAGCTATATTGCATATCTCCAAGGTATGTATAAACGATATGGCAACATAAGTATTGCGCAATTAAAGCATATAGAAAGAAACAGAAAAAAAGGAGGATAAGCGATGAGCACAACAACAGCAATAAACGAAATCATTCATATTCGAAGAGAAGTGTATGATAGAAAAAGGAATCTCTTTGATCCATCTGTGCCTATTGACATGGTATTGGAATGGTTAGATAACATTCAAATAAAGTTGGAGGACTAAGTTATGGACAGAAATCAAGCTAAAGAATTTTATCCTTTCTTGCAAGCTTTTGCAGAAGGAAAGGCAATTGAATGTAGAACTAAACCAAGTGCATTAAGCAAAAGCTGGCAAGGTATGAATGATTGGACGGAAATAAAAGAGATTGGGTATTGGAACAATATCGAGTATCGCATCAAACAACAAAGCGAAGCAAAGTTCCGACCATTCAACACCGAAGAAGAATGCTGGCAAGAAATAAGAAAACATGAGCCGTTCATTAAATACAAGGTCATAGAAAGCAGTAAGGACGTTTACCTCATTATTCAAAGAATAAAGACAGACGGAATCGAAACAGATGTTGAGCGTCTTGATTTTGAAATGGCTTTTGAATGGTTCACCTTTGCCGACGGAACTCCCTTCGGTGTAAAACTTGAATAGTTATGTTTGGATTCTATATTGTGCTTACCCTAGCTGTTCTATATGTAGCTTTTATGGGTGGAGTTATCGGTTATTTAATTGGTAAATATTGGAAAAAGAAGTAGCTTATGAAAACAGAAAATATAAAGTTTAAGGCTAAAGAACTTGGAACAGGAAAATGGAAAGAAGGTTTTCTTCAAAGAGACATGGATTACAACCTATGTATTCTTATTGCCAAAAAAGAAGAACATTCTTGGTATTGGACTCAAATTGACCCTTCAACAGTCTGTATGTTCACAGGACTGAAAGACAAGAATGGAACACCTATCTATGAGGGGGATATAGTTATGCACAAAGATAACAATGCGGAAAGAAGAGGTGATATTAATTGGGATAGTAAAGCTGCTGCTTTCTGCTTTGGTCAAGATTTCTTAGTTCACTACCATTCTGAAGATATGGTAGTTGTCGGCAACAAATTCGATAAGTAGCGTATGAAGAATAAGATATTAGATTTAATCAAATCAGCCGTTTTGCTCATTTTGATTTTCTTAATAGGTGTAATTGGTTTTAGAGTTTCTTTCAGCTTAGGAACTCCACACGAAAAAGAAGAGTTTAATATAAAAATATTCACCAAGAAAGGGCATGACTACTTGTTTGTGGGCAGGGAACATGGAGCTTATGTTATTATCCACGCCGAGAGCTGCCCTTGTCATAAAAAGAAGTAGTATATGAAAGTTAGGTTGGCAAAGAAAATTATGAAGTATCACTCTGGCAGTTTTTTATATGACTTGATGCGCTTGAAAGGCTTGGACATTTCTAAAGAGCTGTCAAAGATAAAGCAATACTGGGAGCCTAGATGGGCTTTGTATTATGCCACTAAAGGTGGTTGTCATGGCAGAGTTGACCATCGTATCGTAAAGGCAGAAAAGATTACTGCAAGATATTCTCGTAAGCTAATGAATTGCCTTGCTAGGTTGGCTGGTAAAAATCCTTTCGATATTAGAGATATATTAGGTAGTTCAAATAAACTAAAAAAATATGATCATGAAACAAGAAATGCAAAAATCAATCTTAAAGATTCAAACAGTAGTCGAAACTCTGACAAGACAGAAAGTTATCGATAAAAATGTGTATGACTTTATCCATGGAGAAATCAAATCTCTTTCGAAAAGTGTGGAGAATATAGAGGAAGTAAGTAACCTAGATGAAACACTCCTTACCTTCACAGATAAGGAGGAGTATGTAAACCAGCATATCAACCTTGCTGATACATCTGTACTTTGCAAAGAGTTGAATAGAAGAAAAGACATTGGTGACGATTTCTTTGTAGTAGCAACAGAGAGAAAATAAGTTAGCTTATGGAAAGATTAACTAAAGTAATGGATAAGTATTTATCAGAAGCAAAGAAGAAGGTTCTTAGCCTCACAGTCAGCAAGGAATGGTTCGATATGATAGTGTCGGGCGAAAAGAATGAAGAGTATCGGGTAATTAAAGATTTTTGGATGAGTCGCCTTCTCCTTATCAAGGATGAGAAATTCAAAGATTTCGATAAATACGATAAGCTTCATATCGGTAAGACATTTGAAATGCTTATAGACATCAATACTATCAAGGAGAAACTGAATAATGGTACAATGAAGTTCGTACCATTCACCCACGTTCTCTTCAGGAACGGCTACTATGACGATAGCCCAAAGGTAGAGAAGGAGATTGAGAGTATCACCATCGGTAAGCCGAAGAAAGGTCTTTGCCTAGGCAAGTGGTTGGATCATGAATTTTTCATCATCAAGTTCAAGTGATATGAATAAGACAACAGAGCTATCATATAATCACCTCATTTCGCAACTCAGAAAAGAAAACGCTGATTTGAGGAATGAGGTGCGAGAATTAAGGAAATTGCTAACAAGAAAAGGTGACAAACCACCTAATTAACACTCCGTAACACCATGTTAAAAGGTATTTTTGACTATCTTTTGTCAAATTAGCTTCCTGTAATTTTCGGTAACATTAGTTAAGTTAACGAAACGGCAAAAATCTCACATAAGCCTTTCTAAGCTGTTCTATTTTCTTACATATATCCTTATATCATTTTTCAGAAAAAGCCTTATATAGAGGAAAATAGACTTTATTTAACACTCTAGTAATCAATAAGTTATATAAAGTTAAGCAAGAAATATAATGAGGTTAAAATTTGGTCAAATGCTAAAAAATGACTATCTTTGCACCATCAAAAATAAAAAATAACAATTAAAAGATAAGAGCAATGAAACAGACAATAAACGTATCAAACAAAGCTGAGGTTGTAGCAGCAGTTACAAGTGATTTTGATGGAGGTTATAACTATTTCGAAGGTGACATTCGTAAGGGTAATCTTAGAGCGCATGTAGTTAACTGCTTCCATGGTAACAAGTTGAGAATCCAGATTACCTATTGGGAGGATGGCAAGAGTGTGGCTGTTGAAACCGCTTCAACATGTTCAACAGCAAAGGGGATTGTTAGTAAGGTTTCTAAATTCTTAGATATTAAGTAAATAAAAAGGTAACGACTGGTCCAACCAACTAGTCACAATAAGAGCAATGAAATGTTAGACAGAACAAACATTCACTTTAAGAAAGCTGTAGAAGCTATATTTGAAAAGGTAAAAAGAAATAAGGGGTGTGTAACGTTAGGTCTTGATACAGATTACTTAAGCATCTGTTTATTAAAAGAAGACAGCGAAGTTTTTTATCATGACATGATTTGTAAATTTCATACTAAAGACGAAATCCGCCAGAAGGTAGATAACTTCAACAAAATGTATTACGCATGCAGACAATTAAAAAAGAAAGGAGGTCGCCATGAGTAAGGAGTACATTGGAACAGATTGCTATAATCGCAAGATGGAGCTTTACCATATCGGCAATGAAGTTTATTGCGACCACATCAAAAACGGAGTTGTCGTCAAGACAAACATCATCACTGTAGATAACCGCATTCTTGGATTGTTTAGCAGTCCTCATACAAGCGGAGCATATATCTACGATGAGATAGCAAGAATGTATGGCAAGAAGTTATAATAACTGCATATAAAAAGTAAGAGCAATGAAGACAGACAACGTTTTAGAGCATTTCGCTGAAATGATGATTTCACGAATGCAAAAGATGAAGGCAGGAGATTGGAAGATGGGTTGGTTCACCACATCTTATGGTGGTAACCCAGTGAACCTTGGAGGGCGTGAATATAATGGAATGAACTCATTCTTCCTGTTCCTCTGCATGATGGACGAAGAAAGATTCAAATATCCTATCTTTGCTACCTTCAATCAGATAAAGGCATTAGGAGCTAGTGTGAACAAAGGAGAGAAAAGCTTCCCTGTTCTGTTTTGGTCCATTCAGTACAAAGACAAGAATGGAAACAAAATAACAGAAGACAGCTACAACGGAATGACTCGATCAGCCCAACTAGACTGCAAAGTCCAGCCTTTCTTGAAGAGCTACAATGTGTTCAACCTCAGTCAAACCAACCTCGAAGAGATAGCACCTAAGACGATACAAAAGTTGAAGGATAAGTTCAGTCTCAAAGATAAGAATGAGTTACCGACAGACACGGCTGGTATGTACGTAAACGAGAAAATTGATGATATGCTTCTTTATCAGAAGTGGCTCTGCCCTATCCGCTACGACAAGTATTCAAGTGGAGCTTTCTACAGAGTTGGGGTAGATGATATTACAACACCACTTAAAAGTCAGTTCAAGAAGGGCAATACAGAGCAGGAGATATTCGAGGACGGACAGGAGTACTACTCAACCCTTCTACATGAAATGGTTCACTCAACAGGGCACAAGTCTAGATTGAATAGAGGGTTTGAGAATGAGAAAGGAGAAAAGGACTATGCAAGAGAAGAGTTGGTTGCGGAGCTTGGAGCAGCTCTTATCGGAAATGTTCTAGGTTTTAGCAGTCGCATTTTAGATAATAACGCTGCTTACCTAGATGGTTGGATCAGCAAGCTTAAAAAGCAACCAAAGTTCATCGTTTCTGTTTTGACAGACGTAAACAAGGCAGCTAAAATGGTATTAGAAATCGTGAACAAAGAAAAGGCGCAATTACTAATACCTGCATAAGATATTTTATTGCTCTATCTAAGGCGGTATAAGCGGATTTGCTTGTATCGCCTTTATTCATTATCATAAAAAACATAAAAAGCTCTATAAACGAAAATAAATATGCAATTTCTCGGTTAAATCTATTTGTTGATTAAATATTTTTAGTATCTTTGCACCAAAAGTAGTAAAGATATGAACATCGAAGAAATACTCAAGAAAACTGATACTATCAGCCAAAAGATAGAAGAGCTACGCAGAAGTACTGTAATGGTCCCTTTGTGGAGTTATCTTTTGAGTTTATATGAGCCAGCAAGCCATAAGGTAATGACAGATACCATAAGCCTTCGTGATAAAGACAATGGTGAAAAATCATCCCGTATAGCGGTTGCCCTTGAAAAGCTGCTCACAAACAGAATAACAGAATTTACATTCTCTATACCAGTTAAGAGAAAGTACAACACTCCAGAAAATGATATTCAGAGGGAAATCCAAAAGGCATTAGAAAAAATCTACGATTGTGCTCATATTGACAACATTAACTACAAACGTGGACTAGCCTATTTCGCAAGCTGTGAAATCTTCACCATCTGGTATTCTGTTAATAAGCATAACTCTCTATATGGTTTTGAATCAAACTACAAGTTGAAGTGCAAAACCTTCTCCCCTATGAATGGAGTAAGATTGTACCCTATCATTGATGAGTATGATGATATGCAAGCTATGTCGTTTGAATATGATAAGACCGTTTCCGATAAAGAGACGATAACATTCTTCGAAACCTTTACAGAAAACTATCATTTCATTTGGAAGAAAAGTAACCTTAGTGAAATGTGGGAGGAAGTAACTGCACAAGTTGATGATGATGGAAACACTAAAAGTGGTGAGGAAATCATCATCCATAAGATTCCTGGAGCATACCTGTCTCGACCTCACGCCATCTACGAGGGGCTTGATAATATCCGAAGTGAATTTGAGTATAATGTCAGTCGCAATAGCAACGTGATTGCATATAACGCTGCACCAATCGCAAAAGTCAAGGGTGGCATAGTCGGAAAGGAGAAAAAGGGAGAAAGTTTGCGTATATGGAGAGTCGAGAATGATGGCGATATTTCATACGTATCATGGAACCAGTCGCAAGAAGCGGTTAGCGGTCAGAATAAAACCCTCCTCGGATTGTACTGGATGCTTTCTCAAATGCCAGATATTAGCTTTGAGAATATGAAATCTCTTGGTAATATCGGCTACGATGCAAGACAGACGTTGCTCACAGATGCACATCTAAAAGTTCGCATGGAATCGGGCGCTTTCAAGGAGTTCTTTGAAAGAGAGTTCAATGTAATCAAGGCATTCTTGAAGGTCATGAATCCAAAATGGGAAAAGGAGATAGATAACGTCACCTGCGACCACATCATCACTCCTTATATACCAAAGGATGAGAGCTACGACATCACCATCAGACAAAAGGCTAATGGTGGTAAGCCGGTAGAAAGTCAGCTTGAATCCATCGTTAAGCTTGGGCAGTCGCAAGACCCTCAGCAGACAATGGAGGATATTCGACAGGATGAACTTAATGCGGCAGCAGTACAGCAGTCTGCTTTTGCTATGGGTGAACAAACAATATAAACGCAATAAACTGCACAAGTTATGAAGAAAAAAATCGCAATTTGGCTATTCAAGTTAGCTAGAAGACTCTACCCTATCAGTGTAACTGTCTTCGAACAGAAAGAAATTCTAGAGCCAAAGGTATGTGCCAAGGCTTATAGTATCGACAAAAAATATATTCGCCACTACAAGCGAGACCATCATGTCAAGTCCATGAGAGAAGCTTTGCGTGAGATAACAAAAGAAACTCTCGCACAGGCAAAGAAAGATGTACTCAATACTATCGAATCCAAGATCATGAAGCAGAGAGTATATCAGAAGGATGGCAATACGATTGTAGAGGTAAAGGTTAATTGCTATGTCTCCAAAGAAGAAGGTTAAGCCTATTCCAAAAGAACCTCAGTTCTGCAAATTATGTGCCCACGTTTCCAACCCACGTAATCTTAGTGTTACGGGAGAGCCAACGTTGGGCACTTGCCCTTATGAGGAGTTTGCTATCCTCTATCAAAGGGAATGTGTAAACGAACATTATAAGCCGAAATAAATGAGACCAAATATCCCCAATCAAAAGAAAGCATACGATGCTCTGAACAGACGCTTAGTTAACTACGTGGCACAAGTTCAGAGCATTTATGATAGAATCGCTAGCCAAGTTGCTACTGCTATAGATGGTGTCGGTTATGATGGTTCTGCGGAGTTCTTGTTTGGGGACTATCCAGAACTGAAACAAACCATCAATGGCATCATGACTAGTTATGCTGCACAGATGAATAACCTCATCTATGCAGGTACCACAAATGAGTGGAAAGAAAGTAACATCATGCAGGACCTACTTGCAAGAAAGGTACTTCGTGCTTATGATTTTGAGAAGGGCGGAGATAAGTACAACAGGTATTTCCAACCTAATTCAGATGCTTTGAAGGCTTTTCAGAATAGGGTTGATAAGGGGTTGTCTGTTTCGCAGAAAGTATGGTATCAGTCACAAGCCTTGAAAAAGGAGCTGGAGCATACCATATCAACTGCAATAGAAAGAGGGCAGTCTGCGGTTGTTCTCAGCAAGCGAATCAGTAAGTATCTGTTAGACTATCCTTCATTAAAGGCAGATTATACAGAAAAGTTCGGAAAAGCCGCTACATGCGCGAATTGCCAATACGCTTCTATACGTTTGGCAAGAACCGAGATAAACATGGCTTACCGAAAGGCAGAGCAGACACGTTGGCAACAATTTGACTTCATCTTGGGCTACGAGATTAAGTTGAGTAAACGCCACCCTGCACCCGACATCTGTGATGATTTGTTGGGAATATACCCAAAAGACTTTGTCTTTCTAGGTTGGCATCCTAACTGCATGTGTTATGTTGTACCTATTGTGATGAGTGATGAAGAGTACTATGGTTCTCCTTCCATTCAGAAGTCAGCTATGATTTCTCGCACTCCAAAGAACTTTAATGACTGGGTACGCAATAACCGCAGCCGAATCGGGCAAGCTGAAACCCTTCCATACTTCTTGAAGGATAACAGAAAGTATTGGCACCTGTCCGTTGAGGACGCGGCTGAGTATCGCCATGCTGACAGAGACGAAAAAGCCATAAAGCTTGCTTGGAAGAACAGAGACTTATTGAAATACAACATAGATGTAGATAATTCTGACATAGCAACATTAAGGCGAAATGCTAAAGCCTATGAAGTTGATATATCAAGCTTTGAAAAATTCCTCACTACACATCAATTTAAAGAGAGTTTTGGAATGATAACTGATAGCGAACGCTCTGTATTATCAGATATGTTCGACAAGTATGATGACAAGGTTCGTCAAGCTGTAGAGTCTTTCGGCAGGACAAAGAAAAGTTATCTAGCTAAGTTCGATTATAGCTATGATTTCGGTGATTGGAGGGATGGCATAACTAATAAGTTTGCAAATATCACTCCTACACAATTCGAACCAGTGAGCAAGATAAAACCAAAGTTGAAGGCTACCTATGATGAAGCTCGTAGGGAACTGCAAGACCTTCGTTCTATTCCGTTGAAGCCTAAGAAGCTGATAGATGATTTTGATGATTGGGAATTGGAGACTGCATTAGACGACCAGGAAGCAGTTATGGCAGGAAAGAAACTCATGCAAAATCTGTATGGTCCAAACATTGATAACGTCAATTCTTGGATAAGAGTAGAATCGGCTCGCATAACAGAAGGCTGGGGCAAGGCTTATGAGGTCTTTCTTGACGAGTATCATAACGGCTTGAAGGAGGTCATGGAAGCTGCTACCCATCTGAACGAATTGAGAACAGCAGATTTGAGTATCATTCCTACAAGATGGATTCCTCGCTTCAATGATTATATCAAGACCATAGAAACTGCAAGGATTGATGTCAGAGGTTATGAAAGGGTTTATCGTGAGATAGAGGGTGCGTACAACATCTACAAGCTGTCTTCGGATCAAGATTTGATTGCGTATGGCTTAGATAAGCTATCCTTCAATACACCTCATACCATCGTGGAAGGCTTTAGAGGCATTGGATTGAGTCCGACCAAATGGCTCGGAAAGAAAGAGTTCTATGACAGCTTTGACAAGTTTGTTCCTTGTATTAGCCTTAGCGGCGACAAAGCATACTTTTGGAGCAAATACAATCATGTGCGAATAGACTTCGATGGTCTGAAGGAAAGAATCTTAAATTCAGAATGGTATCGCAAGGGTCTCCAATATCACGAATACGGACACGCTAAAGCCGCATTACAAGGTAATTGGGAAGAAAATGCAGACTTCAAAAATCTTTATAAAAGGTTTTTTGCTGACTACAACAAGCCCGAATATAGATACGTAGATGGAGAAGGTGTTTCGCAATGGAAAATCGCTGATAGACTATTTGAAGAGCTCAAACTCGTAAAAGACAAAACGTATGATGTAATGGAACAATTTGGCAAAATCTCTGATACTTTGCAAGCTATCGACAAAGACCACAACTGGATACAGGGAATGTTAGGACACGAAGTCGATTACTTCGCATCGAGTTCGCATAATTGTTTAGCTGATATTATAGCCCATTTAAGCGAAAATTATTGGTCTAACAACAAATACTTCAAAAAGGTTTTGCCAAGGCTTTATAATGAAGCTATGGCTCTCTATGAGAAGTATTATAAGCTAAACAAACCGACAAAAAGATAGGTGGTAGTCTATGGTTCTACCACCCATCTTGATTTTCTTTCGGTAGGACCTACGGCTGATTCATTGGTAATATAGGTCAGACCAAACTTTGTTTTAGTTTTCATTGCCTTGCGAATAGAGAGCATTATTTCTTCTCTCGTAAAGCCGCTAATAGGATAGTTTTGTAGAGCTAATTCTACTGCGCACATTTGAGCTACACCTGCATTTCCTTTGGTATAGTAGTTCACCAGCTGTTCGTCTGTAAGCTCGTCCACGGACTTAACAGAGCATTGTTCTAGATATTCTTGTATATTCATGCTGCAAAGATAGTAAAAGTTTCCCAAACTACAATACGTCCGATTAAAAAGTTAGCAAAAGTTAGCAAACAGGCTATAAAGAAGTTTAAAAGTTAAACTATTGTAAGTACCTGGAAATAAGATAGTTGATATTTGGTTAATTCGTAAAAAATGACTATCTTTGCACTATCAAAATAAAAATAACAATTAAAAGATAAGAGCAATGAATACGATAAAGACGTTTATTCCATCAGAGTCAGTTGACGCATTTAAGAAGTTCGCTGAGAAGACAAAGCGCAATGTAGAAGGTTTCGACTACACCATTAGTAACCCACGAAAAAAGTTATTCCGTCATGCGGTAGTAGAAGATTGTCAAACCATCATTGGTAAGTATTGGCATGACATCTGTGACCTCACCATCAATATGCCAGACGAAAGTAATTGGAGATTGCTGGCCACATATAAGAATGGAGCCTTTACTCCTGCTGATACAACCAAGAAGTTGGTATTCAAGATTAAGGAGCATGGAGCTGATTACGGCAAATGCGACCTATGTGGTCATTGGTGTAACAACGCATACGTAATCGAGAATACGCAAACTGGCGATGAACTGCAAGTAGGTTGCGAGTGCATAAAAAAGTTCGGATTGAAGTACATTGACTTCCTCTCAGACTTTACACGCAAACTTTATGAGACCTACGACCACACCATCAGATATGCCACCGATGATGACTATGGAGACCTTATCCCAATTTGGGGTGGTCCTAAGGATAGTAGATATACGGATGCCATTTTGAAGAATGACATGATCGCCATGTGCAAGGCTCAGTATGACGAGTGCCCTGTTTACAAGAAAGGCTATTACGCAAATGGTCACTATTATCCATCAGAAACAATCGCCAAATTAGAGGAAATAAGAGATTCTAAGAAGTTTACGGTTGACACCTCATACATTACAAAGGTCTGCGATTTTGCGCTATCTAAAGAGCCTAAATCGCAATTCGAGGTTGAAATGCAGAAAGTAGCAAAAGACTACTACACATTCTCGGAGCAGTTCGTTTATGCTTTCTTCCTGGTGAAGAACTACGAGGATAGCTTAAAAGGTGGTATTGATGCCATCAAGAAAGGTATGCAAGTCAAGGTAGTCGGTAAAGTCATTCAACAGCGCACAGAGCAGTCTTACTACGGAGAAATGGTCACAAACACCATCCTTACTAAAAACGGAATAGTCTGTGAAAGGGTTGGCAAAATACCAACTGCACAAAAAGATGGCGAGAAGACCACCGAGTTCTATGCTATCGTCAAGGGTGTGTTCAATGGAAAGGTTTGCCTAGACAGAGCTACTAAGAATCCAAAGAAAGGAATTGAAGTGGCAATGGAGATTTAGTTATGAGCGCATTCAACATCAACACCTATTATGGCTGTGAAACTTGCGAAGCAGCCGACAAATATGGTAATGGTTGCAAGCATGGTCTGTTATTCCCTGTCCTGCTTGTGATAGCTAATAAAAGGGAATGCCCAAATTATAGATTTCAAAGAAAGGATTGAGATATGATAGACTTAGTAAAGATGGTTTCCTTGATCGCTAAAAATGAAAGCGATAAGCCTGCATCAATAGACTTCAATGGAAGGGTTGGATGTCTTTTTTTCCGTAATCATAGCTTTAAGGTAGATTGGACGGAAGGTAACGAACAAGTAAGTTTTGAGAGCTTAAACAGCAATTCTCTGCTTTCAACAATAAGTATACTTGAAAGCTTGCAACATATTTGCTTTGATTATTTCAAGGACCATTTGACTGAATATGATATTGCATTAAATAGAAAGTATGGCTTTCTTCTGATTACCCACATACAATAAACATAAGTATTATGAAGATATACAAATTGATATGGTATCTCTACACAGAGGACCAACTTAAAGAATCCCTCATCACCGATAAGGAAGTTGCAGAAAAACGTTATCAAGAGCTGAAGAAGGCTCTTTATCGTGGATGCTGGTTATCCCTATCAGAATTAGTTGAAAACGAAGACCACGAACTAGTGAAGGGTGAAGGTCTTCATTATAACGACATTTAAAAGTTAGAGCAATGGAACAGAAGTTATTAGATTTGATTATCCATATAGGACAAGTTAAAGGTTGGGCTGTAGATGCTACAGATAATGGCAAAGACCTTGCCTACATCTTCTTTCAGCGTTATTCTCCTGCAGGTCAAGATTTCAACATGTCAATCGAAATGCCAAACAATGACCCGAATGAGTTTTTGGCAAATCTCGCCAACTACTACGAGAACTTCAATCCAGATAGTGAAGCCTTAAACTGGTGTGACAAAGAAGGTCATGGTATAAATGGAGCACCCAAACGCTTGAAGGATATCATCATTGATTTCGAGGAAATCGAAAAGGAAATCAAAGAACTCCTAGAGGTGTTCAATCTTCAAATAGAGGAACTAGAGAAAGCTGCCATTCACAAGGTTAAAGTGCAAGTCACCGAATACCTGCAAAAGGTAGTGGAGGTTGATGCCATCAATGGCAGTGACGCATGCGATAAAGTCGAAGAAATGGTTAATGGGTCAGAAATCATCTTGACAGCAGACGATTTCACAACAAGAAAGATTGAGCCTTATGAAGATGAGTAAAACTGCACAAGCTGTGCAAAAGCTAAAAGATGGAGATTTGAAAGGAGCACTCTCCATCTTTTCTACTTTTAAGTATGATTTCACAAGGGATGAATGTAGAATCATGCGAATTGCATACGAAACACTTTGCGGACATGGTGCTTTCTATCAATCATTAGGAATTGATGCTGGTCAGATGATAGTAGATGCGACAACTATACTATACAATAAGTATCTGAATATCAATAAGTTAAACTAAGTTAGCAAAAAGTACTTTATGCTCAAAACGTTTGGTCATTTGCAAAAAAATGATTACCTTTGCACTATCAAAAATAAATAATAACAATTAAAAGATAAGAGCAATGAAACGATTTGAAGATTACGAAAAAGCTTATAATAAATGCTATGAACTTTTGCAAAAACTCACAGCATTGATAAAAGAGACAGATGGCAACCTCACTATCGAGATAAGATTTACTTATATTGACAAATATCCAATACTTTCTGTTAAATACTATTGTAATTACCTATACTCATTTCTTCCACAAGAAGATGGTACATTTGTTATTTCTACAGACAATAAAATCTATACAATGGATGAAATTGAGGCGAAGATAAGAAAGAATTGTTATTTAGACTAAAATATAAGAGCAATGAAACTGATTACGAAAGAAATTAAGAAGAGACTGGAAAAATATCCTCTCTACTCACAGGATGGCAAAAAGGAAGAAGCCATCTGTCAAGCAAAGTTCTTCCTTTGTGTTGGTGCATGGTCTTGGTTCATATTGGAAGCAGACCTAGAGAACAATATCGCCTACGGAATCACTATCAATGGAAGTGGTGAAGGCGAGTACGGCTACACAAGCTTAACCGAGTTACAGGGGCTAACAACAAAGTTAGGCTTAACCGTAGAGCGAGATACCTCATTCTCCCCTACTCCGCTAAAGGATATTAATAACGAATATCTAAAGAAATTTCTTAAGAAAATGTACGCTTGAAAATAATTTCTCACTTTTTTCAAGAAACTATTTGTTGATTAAATAATTTTATCTATCTTTGCAAAAAGTTACAAAAGAAATGAAGATTTATACATCATACTTCTCAAACGGAGCTAAGTTAGCAAAAGCTGGTATCATGATGATCGGTATTGCCCTCTACCCTCCGAAATGGTTTACAGGATTGTCAAACAAGTACGTGTCACCATCATGGGACATTCTTCACAACTCCAAATCTAAAGAAGATTACGTACAACGTTTCAATTCTGAGATATTGGCTCATCGGGACCCAAAAGCATTTCTCTCAGCAATAGAGAAAATGGCAAATGGAAAAGATGTAGCTCTATGTTGCTTCGAAAAGCCAGATGATTTTTGCCATCGCCACCTAGTGGCAAAATGGCTGAATGAAAAGTTGGGAATACAGGTCGAGGAATTTGGAATTTCCAAGAATCCTGTTTACTCGGAGCAAAGCTTGTTTTAGGAATCCCTTCTTCCATCGGAATACCCACTAGGGTTGGCGGCTCGGAAAGACGAGCATTTTTGCGTGTATAGAATATTGTTATTATAAGCGGAGATAGCTCAGTTAGCAGAGCGCAGTGATACCATCACTGAGGTCGTTGGTGCGGCTCCAACTCTCCGCTCTTTTGCGGGTATAGCTCAGTCGGTCAGAGCGTCACATTCCCAATGTGAAGGTCGAAGGTTCGAGTCCCTCTAGCCGCTCTATTTTTGTAGAATTAAAATAAAAGAGCATGAAAATAGCAGTTATAGGAACGGGCAACGTGGGTGTAGCTTTTGCCGCAGACCTCTCTATTAAAGGTCATGAAGTTACACTCCTAAAGACATCTTCATACAAATCAGATGCCTTTGATAGGCTTATCAAGAACGGCAAAAGGGTTTTTCTTAAAGAGAAATCAACTTATATAGAAACTGCAATCAAAGAGGTTTCTAAAGACCTCAGTAAGGTTGCAGAAGCAGAAGTTATATTTTGTACTATTCAGAGTAACTTCTATGAGGGTCTAGTAGAACGTATACATCAATACCTTCACAATGATCAGATTGTTGTCTGTATCTCTAGTTACGCATCCTCTTTCTATTTTGAAAAACATTGCAGAAAACTACCAATGTTAGTTGAAGCAACAGGTCCATATTTGGAAGGACGAGTAGAGTTGGATGATAAACCAAACGAAGTTGTTTTTCGTGTTGGTTATAGGCATGAAGTTATTCCTGTAGCATGCTTTTCTAATCATGATACCTGCATGGAGAAACTGTATAGAATTAGCAAAGGTTTTATAGGAAAATATTGCGTGCTTGAATCTGCATTACTCAATCCAAATATGGTGTTGCATACGATAGGTTCAATTATGAGTATTCCGAGAATAGAATATTCAAAGGGAAATTTCTGTATGTATCGTGAAGCATACGCAAGAGGAAATGACTCCACTATCAATCTATTGATGAGACTTGACGAAGAAAAGATGAAAGTCTTAAAAAACTTGGGCTTTTTCAAAACAAGCGTATTTGAAGCAGGAGGTTTCAATATGTCAGACCCAATAGAGAGTTTGCATCGTTACTCAGAATCTAGTGATAGAGCCATCAGCCCAACATCTGTTCACTCACGTTACATCACAGAAGACGTTTCTGAGGGATTGGTACTGATGGAAAGTATTGCCCTTCATATAGGCTTAGAGTTACCTGTTACATCATCCCTCATTACACTTGCAAGTGTAGCTTTAGGAATAGACTTCCGTAAAACAGGAAGAACTATTCAGAGATTAGGTATTATTAACGAAATAGATATGCTTCATGAATGTAGATAGCGACATAAGAAACAGAACATTCGGTATTGAAATCGAAATGTGCAATCTTGAAAGGGCGAAGGTAACTTTGCCCGAAGGTTACTCCTGGAGCAAGGAAGAGAGCATTGATAATACCGATTGTTCAAGCAATAAGCAGTTTGGTGGAGAGGTGAATACCCCTCCACTACATCTTTGCTGCCTAAAAGAGCTGCATGACCTCCGTTCTGTATACGAATCGATGGTTGCTGCAGGTGGAAAGATAAAGTGGAGTATAGATACTCATGTCCATATATATGTAGGCGATTTGACAGTCGATCAGCTAAAGAAAGTATATCTATTCTTTTATGTCTGCTATCCATATTTTAAGAGATATGCGAAAATCTCAGACTGGGATGAAAACATCTTCAATGCAAAGCCTATTCCTACAGAAAAATATTTCGAAGGAGTAAAAAATGCTCAGAAGTTTGATGAATTACAAACCCTCTTCACTAATCAGTCTAAGAAGGGATTCATACGTCATGCAGTGAATATTTCAGCATATTTTAAGACAAAGACGATAGAATTTAGAACGTTTCATGCAACTGATGATTTCTATCGAGCTATGAATTGTGTGTATTCTGCATATCGCATATTCTATTACGCTATAAGCCACGAATTGGAAGATTATCAATCTATAACATCTTACAAGCAATTTTGTGAGGTTACAGGGCTTAAATATGATACTCCAGATGAGTTATGCCCACTCCTATATCAAGGAAATCCATATAGCGCAATAGAAGCTTTTATGACTATGCCTTTACCATACAATTCTGAAATGGTTTCAGCTCTGTATGATGCTGTAAAAGCTAACGGACACAAGGAAATCTGCATAGTAAATGGCTTTATGTATTACTATGAGTTATTCTTCCTTGATAAGTTGGAAGTATCTATATATTGCCAAGATGCTTACTGCTATCTGCTCTATATGTTGGCAAATGGTAAAACATCACTAACATATAAGGATAAGCTTGCATGGTTGGAGGACTATAACAATCCTACACCATCAAGACAGCTTGCGCTAGCTCTTTATGCCGTGAAACTGCAAAAGTATTTCATGAGTGAATCGGCAAGAAATAGTGCTGTCTTCGAAGCGTTGAAAATTAAGGCAAGGGAATCTATCGAAAAAACCGAGAAGGCAAATGAGCGATTGATGAGATTGCTCACTACATGTGATTTCCATGTTGGAACACTAGAAGAAGCCATCAAGAACAAGAAGGTAATCTTCTTTAATTACGGAAGAATAGAGAAGAAGCAGAAGAGAGCATTCAAACTCATTTCTGAAAATAGTGACTTGAAATCAGATTTTTCTGTTGCAAGGAACGATTACTATAATCTTGTGGAAAGTATTCCGAGTGATAGTTATTTCTACTATTTCAGCAACAGCCCTTATCTGAGAAACCTGCATAAGATAGCTATGTGGAATAATTCAAGTGGGGAAAGACGGTCTGCAGGAAGGTTCCTCTATTGCAATAAGCCAACTGCACAAAATAATGCAAGCACCTCGTATTCTTCATACAGAATCGAATGCAACGAGATTGTACCTCCCGATGATTTGGAGATTACAGACGCAAGCAAACTGATGATTGAACGGGTAAACCCACCTTTACTTCATTGCTTGCAAAAGAAGTATATCAAGAAGGTGGACCAATGTAGTGTCTGTCAATTTGCTTTTGTGGTGAAATACGACAAATATACCCTAGGTGGATTTGGTTTTACGCTACCTCAACATAAGGGGTATGATTTGTTTCAGTTAACGGACTTCTGCACGAATAACGCAATCCCTCGATTGAGTAAACTCATATTGTATTGCATTCAGTCTGTAGGCGTTCAAAGATATTTGAGCAGAAGAATGCGCAAGCTTTGCGAGAAGGTTATATCCTGCGCTTATACCCATAAGCCAGTGAGCATGAAATATCGTGGCGTGTACAAGAAAGTGAAGGAACACTGCACATCATCTTATCTTGCTTACGAAGGAATACTTGGGATATACCCTACGAATAAGGAAATCATTGAGAAATATCAAAAATCGTTGAAGAATGGAAAATGAAGATAGATGGAAATACGAAAAAGTTGATATAAACCTCATAGATGAGGTAGAAATCAATGCAAATGAAATGTCGGGTGAAGACTTCGCCCAACTAACAGACAACATTGCTAAGTCTGGATTGAGTAGTGTGCCTACCTGTATCAAAATGAATAATGGTAGATACATCATGATCAGCGGTAATCATCGTTTGAGGGCATGCAAGAAACTGCACTATAAAAGGCTAGGCATCTTGTATGTAGAAGAGAGCGAGATTACAAATGATGAAGCTATTGCTATTGAATTATCTCACAACTCCATTCATGGTGAAGCTAATGTTAGCATCTTGAAGAAGTTGTTTGCATCAATTCAATCTATCGACTTCAAGAAGTTTGCTCATGTGAACATTGACGAGATTAAGCCAATAAGCACAGAGGGTATAAATGTATATGCCATGCAGGAGAATTTCGTATTCACCATCATCCTCTACCCTAGTTCATTTGCTAGTCTGGACACATTGTATGGAGACATTCGTGAGCAAGCACGCAAAAGTGATGCTCTCGTTTTAGCTTCCGAAGAAGATAACGAGAAGACCCTGCTTAAGATTCAACAGGACATAGGTAAGGAGTTTGGCATAAAATCCCCAAGTATCTCATTTGCCAAATTGTTAGAGTTAGCGAGTGAACGTTTAATCGAAATAAAGGAAGGAGAAAAAGAAAATGATTTGGAGCATAACAAGTAAAGAAGAGATGGAGAACTATGGAATTTCTTCTGTCTTCAAATATTATAGAGAAGCCTTGGGAAAAGATAATGTCAAACTAGCTGTTGTAGATGAAAACGATAAGCTAGACTTCTTACAAAAGGAAGATGTGGCATTACTTAGAACCGCAAGTGAATCTCTCATCAAGACTATCCGAGCAAAAGGTGTAAAAACTACAGCAGAGGATTTCTCTAAATACGAATTGGTTAAGGATAAGGAAAAGGTCTTCCGTTTCCTTTGTAGTTGCGGTATTAGAGCACCGAAACAATATCATTTATCATCATTACAAGAAGGTAAGACATATTTTGTTAAACCTAGATATGGAAGTGATAGCTTTGGTATATCGGAGAAAAGCATCTGTCGTACCCCAAAAGAGGTAATGGAACAGATGAAATACCTTAAAGAAGAGTTCGGAATGGAAAGTATTGTTGAGGAGTATATTGCTGGATCTGATTGCACGGTAACCTGCATTAATAACCAAAAATATATACTTCTGTGTTCGATTTCTATTGATTGCGATGAAACCAATGGCATCCAAACACGAGATTGCAAAGTTGGTTTTAAAGAATGCTGTTCTGCAATGAATGATGACAGGTTAATGAATGTGGCAGGGACTATATTCAATTACTTAGGATTGAAATCTCACGCAAGAATTGATTTCCGTAAGGGGATAGATGGCAGATATTATCCTATAGATATCAATCTGCTTCCTGGACTTGGACCATTAGACCATCTTTCGAAATCACTTTTGTTGTGCAAGAATATGTCGTATATAGATGCTTTGAAAGCAGTCATAGCATCTGCAAGTTAGAAAGGTTGATTATGACAAAGGTAAGAAGAACAGAATTAAAAAAGATTGCCGCTGCTTACGAAAAGAAGGGCGGCAATATGGCTGCTACGGCAGTAGCTTTGGGCATTACACGTCAAGCCTTATATAACTGGCGAAAAGAGGATGAGAAGTTAGCCAAGATGTTGGATGATATAGATGAAGGCATTCTTGACTTTACTGAAAGCAAGTTGGTTGAAAAGGTGAACGAAGGTAATCTAACTGCAATCATCTTCCTTCTGAAAACCAAAGGCAAAAAGCGTGGCTATGTCGAGCAAGTAGATAACAGATTAGTAGAAAACCCATTCGAGAAGTTAATGAAGGAGCTTCCCGATGATGAAGAAGGATAATTATGTATAACGGAGAATTGTATATACCAGACTGTTTGTTCCCAACGGACAATCCGTTGGAGATACCATGTTTGTTGTCTGATGTGCAACCTCAGTACATAGAAATTCCATTCTATTGCTTTGGAGAGCAGGCAAGAACAACTAATATGAATGGCAGGGGAACACTCCACTTCTATACTGATGATTATAGATTCCGGTCAATCTATGAGAAGCCAGAGAAGATTTTGAAGTACAACCCTGGCAGCATTATTGAGCCAAAATTCAGCTTATCAAATGATACTCCAATAGCTTTTGGTATGCAGGCTATCTACAAGAAGCGCTTTCTTGCGAGAGCTATGCAGGAAAAAGGGATAGGTGTATTTGTTGACTTAAATGTGGCTCCTAAGTTCTATAAGCTGAATTTGATGGGTGTCCCTAAAGGTTACTCATCATTCGCCACAAGAGGGTGTACAGACCGATTAAATGAACTGCAATTTGAATACGAAATTGCCAAGTTCGTAGCAAATGGCAACAAATTCAGATTTATCGTTTATGGTGGCGGTAATGTAATTGAGCAGTGGTGTAAGGAGAACAATGCCGTCTATGTAACACCAATCATCATCATCAAGAATAAGTTAAAAGCTTTTGAAAAGATGAAAGATACTATTGGTATGCTTGATGTTGATGCAAAAGAAAAATATCAAGAGCTGAAAAAGACCTTGTATGATACTCAAGTAAAGAACTTCTCTATAGAAGATATGCTTGATAACATGCAGGATTTTCCAAAGCTCTCAAAGTAGTTTATTATAGCTAGTAATTAAATTGTTAGATTATGGGTAAACGAAGTAATGGAACGAGAGGGACAAACAGTTCTTCAGCAAGCAAGAGCCGTAAGGCAAGTGGTGGGGTGAGCGAGCTTGATAGAAGATTTCCTAATTGGAACATAAATCAATTCATTTCAAAGACACCCTATGGAGTCGAAGAAGCCGTTATTGGTTCTTTTCATAGGGTCTATGGAAAGAAATACAGCCTCAGTCAAGAAGTTGGTGATATTGATAAAACATTTAAAGAACTTGGGGAAGATGTATATGTTGACATAAATTCAAGCATTAACACGCCACAAGATTTCTTGAATAAACAAGATGTTGCAAAATACATGTCATCAAGAAATTATGACGGTATCAAGGCTTTAAGATACACTGATGGTAATAGTGAAAGAATAATGATTGTTGATGGAAATCATCGTTTCGTAGCCGCAAAGCTCAATCATGAGAGAAAGGTTAAAATGAGAATAATCGAATAAAGTGTTTGTTTATGGGTAAACGAAGTAATGGCACAAGAGGAACAAATAGTTCCAATAGTGCAAAGAGCAGAAAGATTGATGTGGGGGGCAAAATAGACAAAAAGGTAGACGCAATTTCTTTTCCTCTTTTCGGTAATACGAGTACTATGGCTGTCAAAGTAAATGATATATTCAAGCAGAAATATCAAAAAGAGGAATCAGAAAAAGTTAGGGCAAGCATAGAAACTGTATCGTCATTTAGCAAACCAAAAGGAAAGTACGAATATGTGTCGGTCGATAAGATACACCCAACACAAGAATACATAGGAGCGAATAATCTAAAGGCGATTGCATCTATTAATTTTGATTCAAATGAAGTCCCTTATGGAGTACAGCGTAATGGAAACATTTATATAATTGACGGTCACCACAGAGCAGCGGTAGCCATACTCAAAGGAAATAAGAAAATACGAATATTGTTGAATTAAAAATATGTCAGAACAGAAAGCAATAAAAAAAATGATTGCATGGCGCAATGATTGGTGTCTCTTCGCCAAGGAAGTCTTGAAGGCTAGACTTGACGAAGAGCAAAAGGCTATATTGCGTTCTGTTCAGAAGAACAAAATGACAACGGTAGCCAGTGGAACTGCAAGGGGTAAGGACTTCATCGCTGCCGTAGCCGCTTTATGTTTTCTATACCTCACTCCTCGCTTTGGCAAGGATGGCAGTTTGGAAAAGAACACCAAGATTGCCCTTACTGCACCGACAGGAAGACAGGTGACAAATATCATGATACCAGAAGTGGCACGTCTATACAAAAAGGCAGGCTTCCTGCCTGGTCGTTTGCTGTCGGATGGCATCAGAACTGATTATGAGGAATGGTATCTGACAGGTTTCAAGTCTTCAGCCGACAATACAGAGGCATGGTCGGGATTCCATGCTGTAAACACCATGTTCATCGTAACTGAAGCATCGGGTATCTCGGACACCATCTATAATGCAATCGAGGGTAACCTGCAAGGAAACTCTCGATTGCTATTGGTGTTCAACCCAAACGTTACTACAGGGTATGCAGCCAACTCCATGAAGTCTCCCCGATTCAAGAAGTTTAGATTATCATCCCTCAACGCAGAGAACGTAGTCAGCAAGAAAAACATTATCCCTGGACAAGTTGACTATGAATGGGTAGCCGATAAGGTCTCAGCATGGGCACAGAAGATCAGAAAGTCTGAGTTTGATGAAGGTCGTGGTGATTTTGTTTGGGAAGGTGGATATTACACTCCAAATGACCTTTTTCGTGTTAAGGTTCTCGGTATGTTTCCGAAGGTGTCAGAAGATACCCTCATTCCATACGAATGGTGCGAGATTGCCCATAGAAGATGGAAGGAACTTAAAGATAGTGGCTTTATCACCCATAAGCCAATACGCCTAGGTGTCGATGTCGCAGGTATGGGGCGCGATAGGTCTTGCTATGTTCCACGACAAGGAAACTATGTTTCAGAAATCAAGTGTCATAATTCGGGTGGTCATGCGGACCACATGGCAGTCGCAGGTCAAGTCGCACACTACCTAAGTTTGAGTTCAAAGAATAAAGCCTTCATTGATACCATAGGAGAAGGTGCTGGAGTATATTCAAGACTCATAGAACAAAAGTACTTAACGGCATTCTCTTGCAAGTTCTCGGAAGGCGTAAGAAATAAGCACGATGTGACAGGCTGCTACTCTTTCGCTAACATGAGGGCTTATTTGTTTTGGTGCATACGTGACTGGCTCAACCCGAAGAATGGATTCTTTGCAGCACTCCCACCTGACGATGAGTTGGATCAAGAATTGTGCGAAGTGCATTGGTTGTTTCAGTCAGATGGTTCAATCATCATGGAACCAAAAGACGAAATCAAGAAGCGTCTGAAACGTTCTCCCGACAAGATGGATGCCCTTGCCAACACCTTCTATCCATACGACTACGATAAAGACAATGATTTGCAATTGTTAAATAGTATAGTATAAATTTGCAAGATACAGAAAAGTTTTGTAACTTTGCAGCCGAAACGTATCTTTTAACGTTTCATTGCTCTTAGTGCACTCCGACCGTGAGGTTAGAGTGCATTTTTTTATTTAATATAAAGTAATTCAGAAAAAGACTATACACTTCAATATAAGCCTTCTAAGCGGTTCATTTTTTATCTCCATATACTTATACCATTTTTAAGAAACAGACTTACATACACGAGATTAATAGTTTGATATAAGTATCTAGGTTTCAATAAGTTAAACTAAGTTAGCAAAAAGTACTTTATGCTCAAAACGTTTGGTCATTTGCAAAAAAATGATTACCTTTGCACTATCAAAAATAAAAATAACAATTTAAAGATAAGAGCAATGAACGTTTACACAGAATCAGATAGATATACGGTATTACTTCACGCATTCGACACTTTTGAAGGTGCTTGCGAGTATATTACACAGATTATAAATGTAGGGGACTGTAAGGTTCTCCCTCTCATAAAAGCATGGAGTGGCGGCGTGGTTACAGCAAAATGGATGGCTAAGAAAACAGAGAAAGGAATTAAATTTGAATTGTTGGACAGCGATATGACAATGTTTAATCGGAGGAAATGAATATGACAGTATATGAATTATCGGAACTTCAGAAAGAAGAACTCAAAATCGAAATGTTGAAAGATAAGTTTGGGTACAAACTTTCATTCAGAGAGTTATCATTTGCTAATGAGCTCATCAGTGACCGAGAATTGTTCGAAAGATTCAAGGATCAGACTTTTACAGATAAAGACTTCATTGTATCACGCTAAATGGAATCGTATGGAAAGCAACTGCACAACAATAGAAGAGCTTAAATCCGTAACCACGCAGATTAGTGGTGATGAATGGAAAGATTTCTTCTCACTCATCAAAAAAGGCTCATATAGCCTATATGGTTTTCACCAGTTTCTTGATGAGAGACCAGACCTATGCTTATTAATACAAGGTATAGGAGATTACCAAACTGCCATCAAGGAAACGTTAGAGGAAATCGGATTGAATGATGGTGATATAAATGGACCAGGAGGAAATCATCTGAAACTGATTGTGGTCGATCAGATAGGATTTATAGTGTATGAAACGAAAGTTATGAACTTTTAAAAATAAGATAGAGCAATGGAAGAGAACGTTATCATAGCAATGGATGCCGAAAAGTCTAAAAAGATAAAAGGTATTCCTTCAAGTTGGGACTGGGAGGATATTCATTTCTACCTCATTACTGAATTGGGGTTCAGTTTTGATGTTGTGTTCAATTATTCAAAAGACATAGAGGAGGTATCTTATGAAGGATAATGCAAGAACTATCAAGTACGATTCTATCACATCATACGCAAAGGAATATGGGGTAGAATATATGAGTAACGAGAACCTTATTGCTTCAATTATCGGTATAGACCCTATGCTACAGGGTAATGAACCAATAAGAAAAATCTTTGATGGTAGTCATTCACTGAGAAAGGCAAGCAAGAGAACACTGCAGGAGCTTACATCTATCAAAGGAATAGGTGAAAAGAAGGCTACCGCTATACTCGCTGCATTCGAACTTGGCAGAAGATTCATGAAGGAGAAGTCGAAAGAACTTACAGATTTGGGTAGTTCCATCGACATCTACAACTATATTTTACCATACGTCAAGGATTTAGAAATAGAAGAATCTTATCTGTTCTGTATGGATAACAACTTCAAGTTAATCAAAATGGTTCGATTGTCACAAGGTGGAATATCAGAAACTCCTATAGACGTAAGAATTGTATGTAAAGAAGCTATCTCCTGCAATGCCGTAATAATAGCATTGGTTCACAATCATCCAAGCTCTAACTGCTTTCCATCAAAGTCTGACGATGAGATAACATATAAGATACAGAAGGCTTGTGAAATAATGAGATTGTATTTTATGGACCACGTTATCATCAGTAGCAAGTCCGATCAGTATTACTCTTACCACGACAAAGGGAGACTATAGGCTACAAGCCGATAAAATACCTCAAGCCCATAATTACATACCAAAAGAATCTAACTTGAACACAGAAGATATTTTGCACGTTTAAGTGCATTTTTATTGCATCTTATCTTCCAAGGGAGGGCTGTGAAGTTCTCCCTTGTTTATTGAAATGAAAATAATTTCTCACTTTTTTGCAAAAACTATTTGTTGATTAAATAATATTTCGTATATTTGCACCCATAAAAGCGTGTGAAGATGCACGTGACAGAACTTTTCGTAACATTGCTCTTACACCGAGTTCTACGTTTGGTCTGCCTGCATTTCGCTCGCAGACCATTTTTTGTTAAATATAACTCAACAAGCAATGAACAAGTATTACAGAAAAGTTCTTGAAGCACTGAAAACCAATCGAGACATTAAGGCATTGGGGTTCAGTCGTAAGGAGTTAAAGGGTGTTGCCGCCAATGTTGCCAACAAACTTCAACTCAAAGATGATGCTACTGACGAAGAAGTTAGTGAAGGTATTAGTGACGCAATTGATGATGTCTTGCCGTTACTCCAGTTAACTCAGTCCGCAGCAGACCGCCAAGTCTCAGAGTACAAAAACGCTCATCCTGCACCCGATGATGACGATCCAGATCCAGATGACGATCCAGATCCAGATGACGATCCAGCACGTAGAAGTCCGTCACGGAAGGGCAAGAAGGGCAAGAAGGATAGCGATGATGATGACTCCGCTACCCTCAACGCAATCAAGGAACTTACGAAGGCTGTTGCTACACTCCAAGGCGATGTAACTGCATTGAAGTCTGGCAATACCACAAGCAGCCGTACCGCAAAGGTAAGGGAACTGCTGAAGGACACAGGTAAGTTCGGAGAGCGTCGGCTTAAATCTTTCTCTCACATGAAGTTTGAGAATGAAGAGGAGTTTGAGGACTACCTCGATGAGTTGAAGGAAGATATTGAGGAAGAGAACAAGGAAAGACTTGAAAAGGGTCTTAAAAAGCTTGGACGAATCCCTGCTCCCGATACCAAACCTCAGCCTAAGGAGGAAGATAAGTTAATGTCTGATGATGAAGTCAAGGAGCTGGCTCAGATGTAATCATCTATTGTTTCACTAATAAATTATTAGATTATGGTAGCAGAAGACTACAAGCCAAAAACCAAAGGCTACGACATGGGTAAGGACGCTGTGGTTATCCGTCAGTATCTCGGTGGTATCACAGGCGGTAGAGCACTCGACTACGCCAACTTCAAGGATGAGGTTATTCAGGCAGGTCACATCATTGTCCGCAAGAAGGTTGATGATGTTTATGAGTATTCTCCACTTGAAACAGAAGATGGCAAGTACAAAGACAAGGCTAGCGAAGCAGAATTTGCTGGTGTTGTCGTTCGCTCACGCATGAAGGGTGAAGCGGTTGCCATTATGGATAATGGTCGCGTGAATGATGTGGCAATGCCTTATCAGTTCAAGGACGAAACTCAGAGAACCGCCATCAAGACAGCTCTCCCAAGTCTTATTTTTGAGCATGACTAAGTTGTGCTCTAGTTTTTAACTTAAAAGATTGTTTATATGAACGAATCACTTTTTATTCAGTTTATCCGAGCTATTTTCCCTAAACTTAGCTTGTATGTTAAGGAGAAGGAGAATCCGAAGGAGCGTACCTATCTTTACAAGGAGATGCTTACCGATGTGTATTCTCCAGATCAGAAGTGGGAAGGTTCATCAGCTAAGACCACATATGTAGCTGCCGACATCGTTGAGATGGATTCAGACATTCCTTTGAAGAAGCGTGGTCAAATCGCAACCTCTAATGGTAAGTTGCCAAAGATTGCGATGAAGAAGATTCTTTTCGAGTCTGATATCAACAACATCAACATCATGAAGGCTCAGTATGAGAACATTGTAGCGAGAGCCAATTCATTCCAGGCGCAAGGCTTGGTTGAGCAGGCTACATCAACACGACAGGCTGCTAAAACTGCAAAGGCTCGTATCATCAACAAGCTCATGAATGATGGTGTCGCTTGCTCTGTCGGTCTCGAAGAGCGTAACGAAATGAACTTCTTGGCAGGTCTCTCTAATGGTATTATTGCCGTTGAAGATGCAGACAATTCGGGTAAGGCTATCCGTGTTGACTATGGATATTTTAAGGCAAACTGCTTCAAAACAGAAACCAATGGTGTTACTACCCGTGATGATTTCGAGAAAATCTTCGATAAGGCAAATGCCGATAACAATACCATCATACAGGTTATGCTCGCTAAGACGCAGATTAAGAAAATCCGCAAGGAGCAATGGGCAAAAGAGCTTGTTGCCGACTACGAGGGTAAGACTTATACAGAAAATACCAAGCTCAAGACACCATCGGAGTCAGCTTTCTCGGAAGCATTCGAGGATGAGTTCGGTGCAGCCATCAAGGTTATCAACCGAACCGTGATTATCGAGAAGAACGGAAAGCCAAAATCAGTTAAGCCATGGAATGAGAATAACATCATCTTCATCTGTAACACCAACGTAGGCTCTTTCGTTTGGGGTACCCTTGCAGAGGATACCAACCGAGTAGCAGGTGTTCAGTACTCTAACGTTGACAGCTACAAGCTTATCTCTAAGTACTCCAAGAATGAGCCATCTTTGCAGGAGGTTACCGCAGGACAGGCTATCTGCTTGCCAGTAATCGAAGATGTAGATCAGATTTACATGCTTTCTACCAAGTCTGAGGAGGTTGATACGGAAGCCGAGTCTACCGATACTACCGACCAGTATACAACTTACAAGGGTAAGAAGTATAAGAAGGCAGACCTCATCGCTGCTTTGAAGACTGCTGGTGCCAATGTGAAGGCTAACTCAACCGATGAGACTCTGATTAAGGCTCTCAACTCACTCAGCGATGAGGAGGAAGCCGAAGTTCTCTCTAAACTCACTCCAGAGGTTTAATTTGAATTGATATGAAGACAATAAAGCAAGCATTGATTGATGAAATCCACTACCCTATCCCTTTAGGATTCGTGGAGAATAAGATGATAGAACGTCAGCTTAATGGTGATGATGAATATACATTCGAGGTCGCTCAGTCCAAGGAATGGAAAGGTGCGCTTGCTGATTGTCTGTACTCTCTCATACAAGCTGTAAGCTTATCCGAGTCAGACAAGAGCATTGGAACACTATCTGACAAGGATAAGGAAAGGCTGCTAGTACGAATAAATGCTTTATACAAAACCATCGGTGAAACCCCTGCACTGGGTCAACCGATGGTTTATATAGGAGGTTAAGATATGGCTGTATTGGATTTCGCTGCTCATACCCTAGATTACCTACACGTAACTGATGGGTATGAAGACGATAACGGAGACTATGTTCAAGGCTCAGAAGAATGGGTGGAGAACTATTGTAAGTGTGATATTGTTCCTGCTGGCAAGGCAAACGTTATCACTATTCCCGATGGTTCTGCAAAGAACTATTCCTACACCATCTACAACCTTCCTAGAGCATGCCGCGATTTCGAGTACGGAGATAAAATCCGTGTAAAGTTCTTCGGAAACGAAGTGAAGGAATTTGTTGTACTCGGCTTTCATCGTTATCAACTGCAATGTAAAATATGGGTATAAAACTCTCAACCTCTCAGTCTGCGCTCGATAACTTTTTTCAGTCCGCTATGGCGATAATAAAGCAAGAAATCCTCACTGCTTATGCCAAGCTAGGAGAAGAATGTAATGCAAGGATAAGAGACCGCTCGGCAGAGGAAAGTTGGATAGACCATACAGGAAACCTACGAAGTTCCATCGGTTATGCCATCTTTGACTACGGAAGGAAACAAGTAGAATCAGCCTTTGCTTCCATAGGCAATGGTTCTAATGGTTCACAAGAAGGAAGACAAATGATAGCTGACCTAGCAAAGGAATACTCACAGGTTTACGCATTGGTAGTAGTCGCGGCTATGAACTATGCAGACTTTGTAGAAGCTAAAGAAAATAAAGATGTGCTTGCATCCACTGAGTTATGGGCTCGTTCCGTCGTTGATGGTAAACTAAAGCTCGCTGTGGATAAAGCTGTAAGTAGAATCAATCAGATAAAGCTATGAAATCGGATATTGATATTAAGGATGATGTGTACAACATTATCTCTTCTTCAAAATTAAAGACTGCAGTAACAGGTAGTCTTTGCAAGCGAGGAAGACCATTCTATGGAACAGGTACAACTGGCAAGGAAGATATTTGTATCTCTGTGCTAGCAAATCAAACCTCGCAAATCCAAGAAGCTTTTGTGAATGTAAACATCTATGTTCAAGATCAAGCTATCACAAAGAAAGGCAATACCCGAAAGGAAGAGAACACGGCAAGGCTCCGTGAGTTATGTCAACTCTCTTTCTCTACCTTCGAAGCAGTTCATGGGTCGGATTTCCGCTTGTCTATGAGTGAACAGAGGGTAATAGCTTGCGAGGGCACAAGTGAGCACATCATTAATAACAAATTATTGTATCAAACTATAAACGATTAAGATTATGTCAGTAACAACATGGGGAAAACCATCCATCTATGTTCGTGACCTTAGTGCTGCAACCAACAACTGGAAGAAGCTCGACACTCCAAAGGAGGACACTACCCAACTGAACCCTACCAAGGGTGATACAACAGAAGCTAAGGAGGAAGGTGGCGGTATTGTCGATTCAAAGACAACTAAGTCCACCTACGAACTCGTTTATCAAGAGTTCATCAAGAAGGGCTTACCTCAGCCATTCCCTACCATTGATGGACTTATCGAAGGAAACTACGCTATCGCTGTTCAGCCGGAAGATGCAGAGAACCCTGGCTGCTATATTGGCAATTCAACCGTCAGCGTAGAGGAATCATATTCATCTGCGGATGGTGCTTTGATGCAGTACACCCACAAGGCTCTTGTGCCAGAGGGTGACGAGGTAGCAAAGACCACCAACAAGAAGGGTGAGACCGTATATTGTCAGTTCCGTTGGCGCATCATCACAGCCAAGAAAGCTAAGGGTAAGACTGATGAATATGTTCTTACATTCAAGCATCCTGCAGGTGCTACAGACACAACAACGGAGATAACTGTTCCAACAAACGGACAAACCGACGGTGACGTTTAAAGATTTCTTTTCACCCTTCAGCCGATTGAGGGTTATCAGTCGGCAACCTACCCAAGTAGCTCAGTTGGTTAGAGCGAGACCAAAGTCCGTCACATAAAATCCAGTTGGTCTTTAAAAAGCTGGTTGAAAGACGCAGGTTCGAGTCCTGCCTTGGGTGCTAACAAATTTTATTGGCTTATGAAGAATGACATCGAAATTGGCGCTATTATAGCCATGGTGTTAACAGATACACCTCTAGGCATACAGGTAGGTAGAAGACATTTGTTTATCTACCCTCAGACTTTAGGCAAGATGTATTTGACTGCTCCATTGATTAAGCAGCTAGGTATCAAAGATGATAACTTAAAGCTGAATCCCCTCATTGAAGCACTCCGTGTAGTAGAGGAGAATCGAAGTCTTTGCTGTAAGATAATAGCCTACCACACTCTTCAGAAGAAATCCGATATGCTCAGTTCACGCATATTGAAGGCAAGAGAAAACATCATCTTCAAGTTCTGTGATAACGATGATATAGCTACTCTTCTCATCACCATACTCTCAGACAACAAACTTCACGACATCATCACGGAATGTGGGATAGACAAGGAAGCGGAGCGTATGGAGAAGATAAACCAAGCCAAAGACTCCAGCAATCAGTATATCTTTGGTGGCAGGACCATTTGGGGCTCTCTCATTGATGCAGCTTGCGAGAGATACAAGTGGACCCTTGACTATGTTCTGTGGGAAATCTCATACAACAACCTCACGCTTATGATGAAGGATAAGATAACTTCCATCTATCTATCCGATGAGGAAAGAAAGAAGGCTCACATTCCATCAGCAACAGAGAAGGTCTTCAGCGGAGATAACAAAGAGGACATCATGGAGCTGATCAGACAGAGCGAAGAGAATCCAATTTAACCTCCTTCAATAACAAGAACAAAGTAAAGAATAAAGGTTTGAGTGAGGAGGTGCACCTTTACGTAATTGACAGAATAAAAAAAATGGCAAGTATCAAGTTTGACATAACAGGTGACAATTCATCCGTACTGAAAGCCTTCCGAGGGGTGCAGGATGGAGTATCACAGACAGCAAGAGCAGTCGAGCAGCAGGGTCAGAGCATTGAGAATGTTTTCAATCGCATCAAGTCTGTTGCATCGGTGGCTTTCGCTGGCTTTACGGCAAAGGAAATCATCAGCACACTGGGTACTGTCCGAGGAGAGTTTCAGCAGTTTGAGATTGCCTTTGAAACCATGCTCGGTAGCGGACAGAAGGCAAAGGGAATGATTTCGGACCTCGCCAACCTTGCTGCTACTACACCTTTTGACATGAAGGGTGTGGTAAATGGCGCAAAGCAGCTTCTCGCATACGGATTTGCAGCCAACGAGATTACCGATACCATGAGAAGACTCGGTGACGTATCCGCAGGATTGGGATTAAACCTGCAAGACCTCACATGGCTCTATGGTACCACGATGGTGCAAGGTCGATTGTTCACAAGAGACTTGATGCAATTTACAGGTCGCGGTATTCCTTTGACAGAGGAACTAGCCAAGCAGTTCGGAGTTACCAAGGATAAGGTTTCGGAATTGGTGACAGCAGGTAAGGTTGGTTTCCCCGAAGTCAAGAAGGCTATCGAAAGCCTTACCAATGAAGGCGGTAAGTTCGGTGGATTGATGGAAAAGCAATCTCACTCTATTACTGGACAGATAAGCAATATCCAAGACACCATCGAAATGGCTATCAATGACCTCGGCACACAGACAGAAGGTTTGATGAATGATGCTTTGGATATCACATCTAAGGTTATCGACCATTGGAAGGAGATAGGTGAGGTTATCCTTGCAGCCGCATCTGCCATCGGTCTTTATAAGGCAATGGCAGTTAGTGTAGCAGCCTTTGACACAGCAACAACAAATGCAGGATATGCAGCCGAGTTGTCAGCTCTTGAATCTTTGCTCCCTATGAAGGAAGAAGCAAAGAAGACAGACCTTGAAGAAGCAGTAGCCAAAGGTCAATTATCAGCAGCACAGGCAGAGCTGGTAGCATCTAAGCGTGAAGAGGTCGCGGCTTACGTTGCCGAACTACAGGCGCAGGCAAAAGCAAAGGCAGACGCAGCCACCGCAGCCGCAGAGGAAGTGAAGACTTTGGAGAACAAACTTGCAATGCAGGACAACGAGGTTCAATCACTACAAGATGCTTACGATGCCCTGCAATCCTATACAGATGGGCAGAAGGTAGAGACAGCAGAAATCAAACTCAACACTGCCGTTAACGAAAGGAACACCATCGCAAAGCAACTCCAAACGGCTAGAGAAACTGCTGCAACCGCAGCCACAGAAGCAAATACCGCAGCCAATGCGGCTAACACCGCATCCCAAGGCTTGAATACCGCAGCTACCGCAAGAGACACCGCAGCCAAAGGAATATGGGCACAGGTCACCCTTCTCTGCAAAAGGGCACAGGACGCATGGAATGCTTCTATGTTCTCAAGTCCTCTTTTTTGGATAGCTGCCACCATCGCAGCAGTAACCTATGCCGTGTATAAGCTTGCTACCGCCGAATCAGCACATGAAACGGCAGTAAGGAAATCCAATGAAGCATGGGATGAGTTTGACAGCAAGGTCAAGGAACGTCAGCAAAATATCGAAAGCCTTATCAGAACAATTCAGTCTGAGACAGCTACAGAATACGAGAAGGCAGAAGCTTACCAAAAACTCTCCAACCTCGCACCTCAGTTAACAGAGCAATATTCACAAGCTCAACTAGCATCTGCCGATTTTGCTAAGACGCAGAAGGAAGTTGCCGAGAGCATGGATGAGTTGAAGTACGATAAGGCTGTTGAGGAAGTTGAGAAGTTCCGCCAAGAGGTTGAAAGTCTCAACAAGCAACTACATGATGATGCGACATACAACGGAGGAAGACAAGCATCATTGCTAGGTGGTCAGTTACAACAGGCACAAGAAGACCTTGACCAAGCAGAAGAAAAGCTTTCCAACATCATCCAACTTCGAGACCAAGCAGCCGAGAATGCAAAGCCTATCGAAGTTCGCTTGCAAGAAGCACAGGAGAACGAAAGTGTACGTCAAGAAATCTTTGACTTCTATGACGAAGCAATCAATCTGGCTAACGATTGGCAAGCTGCCAACGAAACCATCAACTACGCCACAGGTGAGAGTAGATTGGATGCGTTCATCAATAAGGCTCAGAAAGAGATAGCAGGTCTTCGAGAAGACATCAAGAACAATCCTGCTGATCTGAATCTCCGCATGCAGGAGTCTGAGAAAACAAAGGTTCTGAACAACCTCTTAACGATGAAGCGGAATTGGGCGGTCACTGGCGCTACGACCATTCCTTTGATTTTCAAAGCTCAATGGAACACAGCCAAACAATCCCTCAACCAAGCCAAAAAGAAGGCACAAGCGTTGGCTAACAATGGTTCTACGGAAACCTATCAGCAAGCTTACAACAAGGCGCAGCGCGAATACAATGCAGCCAGGAAGAAGGTTGCTGCTATGGAGAAAAATAAGAGCAAATACACCGCTTCTCAATACGAAACCGCCACACAAGACTTGAAGGCAGCCAAGGATGCCTACTCGAAACTAGGTGGTGATGTAAGTGGGAAGGTAGCGAAGGCAGCAGCAACGGCACGTAAGACTCGCATCAAGGAAGAAAACAAGACTATCAAAGCCCAGGAGGATTTAAACAACCGCTTGAAGGCTTTGCAGCAGAAAAATACAGATGAAACTATCTCCCTCATGCAGGAAGGCACGGAGAAGAAGCTTGCTCAAATCAAGAACGACTATGCCAAGCGCAAAGCCGAGATTGACAAGCAGGAAGCCGAGTTCAAGAAGAAGAACAAGGAAGCTGGCAAAAAAGTAACCCTCACCTCTGCTCAGTCCAATGCCCTCAATAAGGCTAGAGACCTCGCTACCCAAGAGTATAACAAGAAACTTGATGAGGTCAACAGGGAAGCCCTTACCTCTATGCGTGACTACTTGAAGGAGTATGGTTCACTCTATCAGCAGAAGCAAGCCATTGCCGAGGAGTACGAGGAGAAGATTGCCAAGGCTCAGACACAGGGTGAAAAGCTCTCTCTTCAGCAGCAGAGAAAGAAGGACCTCCAAACCATCGAGATAAATGCCATCAGACAGAACATCGATTGGGGAAGCGTCTTCGGAGACTTCGGAGCTATGTTCAAGGACCAACTGGAGCCTACCATTGAGAAGCTGCAAGAACTCTCCAAGAGCACAACAGATGTTAATGAGCAGAAGACCATACAGGAACTTATCTCCAAGTTACAAGGCTCTGCCACCGTCTGGGATAGTGACATTTTCAAGAAGGTCTCTGACGATATCAACTCCTATCAGTCAGCCATGCAGGGCTATATTGACGCACAAGAGCGAGAGATTGAAGCCACGAAAGCCGTCACCAAGGCGCAGGAAGACCTCGCTAAGGCTAAGAAGAGTGGTGACAAGACAAGTATCAGCAAGGCTGAAGCCAACCTCTCTAGAGCGCAGGGCGTACTTGCTACCGCATCTAACAACGTTTTGGAGTTCGGTTCATCAGTTCAGAAGGCATCATCAGACTTGCAGACATCTGCACAGAAGGCAGTTTCTCAGTTTCAGCAGCTTGAAAATGGCTTGCAGGGTCTTACATCGGGGTCGCTCAAAGGCATAGGAAACTCTATCCTAGGGCTTGACAAGCTTTTCGGTGGCTCTATGCAGAAGGACGTTGCCAACACGCTTGCAAAGGGCATCCAAGGGTTGCTCGGTAAAGATAGTGACGCAGCCAAATCTCTGACGAAAGCTTTAGGAGATAGCGGTATGGCAGGTGAAATAATCTCCGCAATACTCGGCATCCTCGATATTCTGAAAGATGGCTTCGGAACACTCATCAGCAACCTCATGGACGCGGTCTTTGGCGCAGTAACGGGCATCCTTGATGATGCTTTATCGGGTGACATCGTTATGAAGCCATTGAAGAGTATCGGAAACAACGTTTCTCATATCCTCAACACGCTTTCATTCGGTGGTTTCAATAGTCTGTTCGGTGGAGATGGAAATGCAAAGAAAGTCAATGACACCATCGAAAGACTGACAGACAGAAATACCCTCTTGCAGCAATCCATCGAGGATTTGACTGATGCAATGGAAAACTCCTTTGGCTCCAAGGCAACCTCATACTACGAGCAAGCCTACAAGAATCAGCAGGAGACTAATCAGAACTACCTCGACATCGCCAAGGCACAGGCAAGCTATCACGGTTCGCACCACTCATGGAATCGTTATTGGAGCGGTTTCGGTAGTGAGGAGATTGATTGGATCAAGAAGAACGTCAAATCAGACTTCAATGGCGACCTCTTCTCCCTCAGTCCAGAGGAAATGAAGCTCCTCCGTGGCAACGTTGCCATCTGGGAGCATATCGAGAACACTGGAAAGGGTAACTATGGTGGACGTCTGACAGAGAAGTTGAATGACTACATAGACCAAGCGGGCAAGCTGGAAGAGTTGTCAGAGCAGTTCAAGGAGAATCTTACTCAGATTTCCTTCAATGGAATGAGAGATAGCTTTTTGACGGACCTCATGGACATGAAGAAGGATGGTAGCGACTTTGCTAGCGAAATGGCAGATGATTTCGCAGAAAAGATGCAGAAGTCCCTTCTCTCTTTCAGTATGGAAGACCTTATCAATGGAGACTTGAAGAAACTCTACGATGATTGGGCAAAGGCTATGAAGGATAAAAACGGAAAGCTAACCAAAGAAGATGTAGATGCTTTCTATAAGCGTTACGATGATATAGTCCAGGAAGGCTTGAAGAGACGTGACGAGTGGGCAAAGGTAACTGGCTACACCGGTTCATCATCCTCATCACAGACAGCAACAAGCGGAGGATGGGCATCTATGGGGCAAGATACCGCAGACGAGCTGAATGGTCGCTTCACCGCCCTGCAGATTGCAGGAGAGTCCATCGCTCAGAACATGACTACCACCATATCACAGATGGAGAGCATCGTTACACTCGGAATCTCAACCAATGGCGCGGTATTGGAGATTAGAAACATGATGATTATGACAAACAGCTACCTCGAAGACATCGTGAAGTATTCAAAGCTCACCTATAATGACTTCGGAACCAAGCTGGATGATATGAACAGAAGATTAAAGGATATTTAG